GACATTTAGGAAGATATAAAAAGATAGTCAAAAAGACATATATAATTTAATAGAATTCTTTACTGTTCGTTATACGTTTAGACCCACTGTAGATAACGACTGAGAGCATCGTTACCACTTGATCATTCTTAAATACAGTTCCCCTTGACGATTCGATTCTGAGTGTTACAGCATCCTCGCCATTAGTACCGCTATTGCCGGTCATAAGTGCTGGAGCACTGTATTCGGTATGACCATCACCGTATGTTGTTAGTTGTCTACGCCAAATGAACTTGCCATCTTCCCATTTTGGTGTTTCGGTACTCCACCCGGTTTGCGGACTATCTGATGTACTGTCAGCTACAGCGTATTCTTCAATCACCGAAACAATAGTCGACTTCATTCCTTTATCGATATCGTTCAGCTTGTCTTCAAGAGTTTTGTTTGAAGTGGCAAACTTCACGCTGCTAGCAGACACTTCTAGTTTCCAATTACCGTCAGTGTCTTTGTAATATTTCAAATATGAATTAGAATCACCGAAAGCGATCTGACCTTCTTTATCGATATACGTACCGCGAACACCCGCATTTACGTTATTCTTAACACCGGAATATATAGCGGAGTCAGTTATATTAAATCCGCCAATAGTAGCGTCAAATGCCACTAAGTCATGAATATTAACTTTTTCAGCTGTGATTGATTTAGCAGTAATAATGGAACCGTTCAAACTGTTATACTCGGTCTGTTCAGCTGTGGTTTTCATACCGTCAGTATTCAGCTTGTAATAAAGACCGTCCGTTCCCTGAATAACCAACTTATCAGCCTTAACGGTACCACCTTCGATTAAATCACCTACAATGGTTACACCGACAAGCTTACCGGTAACGCTAGTGTCACCAATGACTAAATCTTTGATAATACCGGATGTTGCATAGAAATGTTCGATAGCAGCTTTACCGATGTTGGCAAAGTCGATCTGAGCGTATTTAATTGCAGCATCATTAGTACTTAATTTATCGGTATCGAGTTTCTTAATCTCGCCTTCTACTGCCGTCAGTTTGTTTGTAGTGGTCTCTTCGAACTTAGCCTGCTGACCTGAAATATCTCCGACTTTCGCATTAGTAGCATTAAGATTCTCGACAGTTGCATACTTAATATCGGCTACTTCAGCATCGAGTTTCTTAGTTTTCAAGTCGTCGATTTCCGCTTTGGCTGCCGTTAAATCTTTTACATTAGCTTTCTTCGTTTCAAGTTCTGTAATCTTTGCTGTAGCTGCTGTCAAGTCTCCAATCTCTGCTTTGTCTGACTGGAGTTTCTTAATATAACCTTCATTAGCCTGCACTCTATCAGCAAGTACAGTAGTGAACTTACTAATCTGATCAACACCACTACTGAGGTCATTAAAGTCATCTGTTCTAACTGATGGGGATGATACGTTACCTGTCACTGTAGCCGTATGATTCTTTATCGATACAGATACTCTGTCACCGACGTTTGCGTTTGCAGTTGTCGAATCAGCACTAGGTCTTTCATCATCTGACAAAGGCGTTAACTGATCTGAGCCATCGAGTTTAACATACTTATTACCATTACCGTCTGATACAACGACACCGTATATGGTAGTCTCGCTACTTTTATTGTTTCCCTTATTGTCGTTAACAACTTTGGCAAATTGTGAAATAATATCGTAAGACAGCTCCATGACTTATCACCCCCATAATTTAGATGTGAATGTTGCAGTTTCAGATACAGGACACCCTTGAGTGCATGATATAGCCTGGCTAATAACTCTAGCTTTAATGTTTTTCATACCAGCTTTGGAGTAATTCAGTCTTACACAGTCTCCTACTCGTACCGGACAATAAGCGTGTTTATAACTTATCTTGTATTCAATTGTTGAAAGGGATTTAAGTAAGCGATTTGCGTAGTCTTGGATTTGGGCTTGAGTAACATACCCTGCTAGATTTGGTTTTGTATCTCTGTGAATAATTTCTCTACCTCTATTTTGAATTGAGATAGGACTATTGATATCTTCGTTCTTAGCAATAGCTTGTTTATAATCATTGCCATATGAATATATAACTTCGACGACATTCGGTATTCCGTATAGATCATGATTCATTGTGATGTCAGGGTATAGAATTGAACTGTTGTCGTCATTATAAGTCCATACTGGCTGAAGAGACTCTATATCCTGTTTAGGGACAAATAATATCTCTCCTCGCTCAGTAAGGCCTAATTCATACTTAGCATTAGCTATAAGATCAATCACGAAACTTAACCATGTATCATCGGTGTTAGCAACAAAATCTTGATAAAGTTTTGGAGATGTGTCTTTGAGTCCACCACTGCTATCGGTCTCGTAAGTTGGTTCTACTTTTGCTACTGGAGCTCTCGCATTCTCCGAAACAATCTGATATGCAGCATCCATGATGTTAGTCCCTTTACGAATCGTATAACCAAGTGGTGGTTTTTTTTCTTTAAGTTCAATCAACGTTGTATAACAGTCCATTGATACATCTTTAACGATACCGTCGAAAGCGGTTTTCGGTGTCTGGCATAAAACTGTACCTAATGGAAACTTCTCTGTAAGTCCATTTTGAATTGTTTTAAGATAGCACCGAATGTAGCTTTCTCCGATTGATTTCGTGGCATCAATAGTGGCTGAACCTAATGTCTGAACGTCACTATCACGATCGAATGAGCTTCCTGTGATGATATCATCAATCTTCTTTACATCAGCTAGAGTAGTCGGTTCTACAGTATAATACTCGAATGATTGATCCATTGATTTTGTCCAATCAGGCAACTTACATTCCTCCTTCTACTCTAGTAATGTCAAGTGATACTGGTATTGTTAATTCTCGGTGTGTTGTACTAAAAGATACTTTCACATTAGCCCAGTATCCAAGTCCTGATGGTTCACGTACATAAGCATCACCAGCCCATATAGATAATCTTCGTAATGCGTAAATTGTTTCACTGTCTTCTCTATCGATTTCAACGTTCCAGTTAGATGTTTCGCCAAGCTGTGTACCATAGTAGCTTACTGGATGTTTTCGTCCGGCGTATTCAATCAACTTAACTTCGGTCTGTCGTTTGTCGTCTGTGTCAATGTTATATGGTAGTAAAAGCATTGAGCCAGACCAGTCCGGAACATCCATTTCTACTGCGTCGGTCGTATCAAATGGATTCCACGCTTCATCCCACTGAATGATAACTGCTCCTCCGTCAACTTTGTAGCCAGGCATGTCATAGAAACTAATAGCTCCTGTATGCATATCTTTTGCTACTAATCGGTATCGGGCATAATCAAGTGATGGATGCGGGTCTGTTACAGATGTTTTATTATTAGGAATATTAGTAGCAATTTCTGTGAAACTACCATCATATTCTCTACGGTATACAGCTAATGATAGGTCTTCGATTAACTTACCTTCGCTATTAACACAATACGGACTGATAATAGCTGTGAATGTTTTTTTATCAACTGTAATATCAGCATCAATTTTATAACTCAAATCTTTCCAATTAACTGTAAATTGGTGTGACTGTTCAATAGTAAGCCCGTTATTCATATTCACTGTACAATAAACGGTATAGCTAATACCTGTTTCAAGGTCTATGTTATTAGCAGACATCTCTACTACTAGTGTTTCAGAAGTATCAAAATACTTAGAATACACGTCGTCACCTTTGTTTACAATTCTGTTTTTTCCAGTATCGTCTACTGTTTCGTAGCCACTTCCAGCGGCAACTCTTAAATGATATCCAACTGGCTTTTGGTATTCATAACTTGATAGTGATACATATCCACGAATATAGAACGGAAATGAGGTTAACGTAGTGATAAGTGTTCCGCCAGCTAAATCGCTCGTCATTGAGAGGTTTAGCGTTGGTTTTTCATAAATATAAATGGTACGTTCTACTGACCATGCAGTATTACTAAATTCATCGGTAACTCCTGCAGTACGAACCTTCCATTGAATTTTTGCGTTCTTGAACTTAGCATGGCTAGTATTTAAAGATACTCGCAACTGACCTTTATAGGATATAGACGTACCATATGTGAATTTGGATTTGTCTTCTTTTTCACCAGTTGTATCATTTGTGGTATTCTCAAATATGAAAGAACGCCATTCATCGTTTCCTATTTTGATGCTTAGCTCTGCGTGTGACTGTTTGGAATTGTCAGTAGGATTATGTATCCAATTAAGTTCCATACTTTCGCCAACAAATGCCGAGTTTGAAGATGACCATGTCGTAGGTGCAGCTGGTGGCGTTCCAATTGGTATTGTTACACTCTCTGTAGGGTCTGATGTACCGTAGCTATTAACAGCACGTACTCTGAAGAAATAATCATGACCATTATCAATGTCTGTTATTTCGATTGATGTTCGCTTGTCTTCAGTACTAACCGATTTGATGTTTCCTGAGCCGTTATCAAAGTCCGCTTTTACGGTCGTGTATTCGACTGTGTACTTGGTAGCGTTTAATACAGCAGCCCACTCTAAATATGCGGAAATGGAGCCATCTGTACGTTTATTTCGTCTATAAGCTGTGATGCCAGATGACGGAGACGGTTTAGTTCCAACCTCATTTGAGAAGTCTGACCAAGCACTTACCGCGTTCTTTGAGTTAACCGAGCAAGCTCTTACTGTGTATGCTGATCCAGGTTCTACTTTGTACTGGTAAGATACATAGTTAGTTTCTTTGTTGATGTTGATCGGACTTGATGTATGTATACTCGACGTATTGTCTTTTACAATGTTAAATTTAATTCTGTCAGCGTCGATAACATCAGCCTTAATATTTGAGATACTAATTGTTAAAGTTAGATCATCGATCTTGACGCTCGGTACACTTGGCGTTAATGGAGGATTGTTACTGAATTCATATACTTTATATCCAGACCATTGTGCTCCACTCCAGTACGGAACATCGTTACCGTTTGAATCTTTGTATGTAGCTGGTACGGGTTTAACTTCAATACTTACTTTTGTAGCGTCAGATGATGCCGTATATTCACCGTAACAATAAGCATCTTCGTAACTCTTTGTAGTACCTTCATTCGTGATTATCCATTTACCGTGTTTGTAATCCCACCAACGATACATGAAGTTGGCAGTATTTGGTCTATTAAATGTCCAGGATGCATATACGGCACGGTTCTTACTACTTGTTTCGTTAGCTGCCTGCAATGCCAGAACATTAACGACTGCTTGTGTTGGATAAGTTGGACTTGGAGCAGGAGTTGATCCACCGCCACCGCCTCCGGAAGAACCTGAAGAGCCCGATGAGGACCCTCCAGATAATTTTAATACTTGACCAACATATATCAGGTTTCGGTTTTTGATACCGTTTAAAGATACTAATGTATTAATCTTTTCATTTCTATTACTACCGGAAATGCTAGATCCATACGTTCCACAAATACCCCATAAGGTATCGCCACGTTTGACTGTATATGTTGTTATAGCCATGGTTATCTTCTCCTCTCGATGTTAGCAGCTCGTACAAGTGTCTGAATGGCATCTGCTACGTTACTGCCATCGTCATAGGTAATTCCGTTAAGATTGTATGTATTTCCGTTAATAGATCCAATTTCTTTCCGTAAGCTATCGATAGCCTTGATCACATCAGTATTGAATCCATTTTGATTTGCAACATCTGCTGTATTAATAGGAGCAATTCCGTTCGTTGATAAGCCTATTGTTTTATTGGTGTTTAACAGTCCGTCGATATATCCAATGCCAGAATTTATATCAGACATGTCGAGAACTGGATGAATTGTAATTTCTGGGTCTGCATCAATACCCCAAGTAGCGATATCGTTTACCAGAGTCAAAGCTTCAGTGATACTGTTGCTAGCTTTATTACCCATAGACTTACCAGCCTGATAAACTGATGAAGCCATTTCTTTCATACCAATAACAAGCCCCTCGCCTAACCATCTACCTGCTTTTCGTGTAGCTTTCGAAGGTGAATGGGACTGCTGACCAGCCTTCTCACCTTCTACTGCTTTCCTACCAAGGTTATAGCCAGCTCGATAAGCAGCGGCCTGCTTTGAGTTTATACCTGATACAAGACCTGAGCCGAGATATTGTCCTGCGGTCTGAAAAGAGTAGTAATAGCTTCTGATCTTAGAACCACAATTACTTAACGCGCTTCCTAATGCTGATGTAACTCGTGATGCTCCGTTGTAGATACCGCCAGATAAGGAGTTCATTAGACTTATTCCAGCAGCCATAAATTCAGTTCCGCGAGACGTAATCTTGGTTTTAGCATTTGTAATTATGGTTGTGATTTGGGATAATAACGACGGCGCACCACTCATTACACCAGTGCGCAAATTAGTTGTGATCTGACGACCTGTTGTTATAAAGGTGCTGACTTTCACATTTGTAGCAGATGCAATTCGAGTCATTACTGACGATACAGCTGATATAACGCCGCCTGATCCAGAATTAACTCCAACGCTCATACCAAGCATCATTGTTGAACCTGCTGTAGCGAAATATGATTGGCGACTTGTTATCGCAGCAATAACAGAAGTCATCATAGTATTGAATGCTTGTTCTATAACGTAGCTTTGACTTAGAACTGTTCCTGATATTGTGGTCATTACAGTAGTCATTGCTGTAGATATAGTAGGACCAGCTGTTGTAAATGCATTAACAAAATTATCAGCAGCTTGTTGTCCTGCTATTGCGAACTGCCCTCCGCTGTTCATAAGAATTCCGGTCGCGCTGTTAACGAGACTACTTACGGCAGTTGGTAATACGGTTTGGGCATTTTGAATTGGCGTAATTAAATTTGACACTATAACATCACCAAGTCCGTTTACGCTAGATACGTTAGATGAAAAGCTTAATAATGATGATGCGAGCACTGATAATCCAGCACTAACAGTTCCGAATTGAACGTCATTCAACTGTTTCATGGCAGTAGATATTGATTCAATACTGCTAACAACATAACTTATATCTTGTATACCTTCAAAAGAACGCACGCCGTTTGCTAGCTTTGATAACTGTTCCTCTATGGTTTCTGGTACAGTCACGTCCTTCCATTTCTTAACGGACAATGCTAGATTGCCAATAGGTTCTGTAACAGAATCGAGTGTCCATCTTCCAACAAATGCCGTACTAAACGATTTAATGCCTTTAGCTATACTTTGTAATCCTGATTCAAGATCTTTTGGAACTTCAACATCATTCCATTTCTTTATAGATTTTGCTAAATCTCCGATAGGACCAACTATAGCGTCAAGCGTCCATCCTCCTACAAATGCTGCACTGAATGATTTGATACCATCTGATATTTTCTTCAAATCGGAATCAATATTTCCTGGAACCGTCACGTCGTTCCATTTCTTTATAGAATCGGGAAGCTTTCCAAGAGGTCCAGTAATTGTGTCTATACTCAAGCCACCGACAAACGCCCATGTAAATGCTTTAACTCCATTGGCTATCTGCGTTAATCCGTCTTCAAGACCTTCGGGTATAGTTACACTGGACCATTTACGTATAGAATCAGCCATTGTACCTATTGCAGGTGCTGATTCACTTAATGCAGATGCACCTAATCCTCCAAAGGTAAAGCTCATAATACCAGATGCTAATGATGATAACTGATTTGACAATCCTTCAGGTATAGTCACATCTTTCCATTTCTTAACCGAGTCGGCGAGTACACCAAGTGGTTCTGCTACGGCTGCAATAGACAATGATCCGAGTATTGAGAACGTGTTAGCTAATCCACCCAAGGCAAGTTCGCCTAAGGCAGCACCCATAGCAGCCAATCCGTTACTTATATCGTCCCAACTCATGGAACCAAATTTCTGTAACGCTGTAGCCAAATCATCCAAGCTTTGAACTGCTACGAGAATAGTAGCTGCACCAAGTAGACCTGCTCCTCCGCATAAGGTACCAATAAGTCCTGAAATTAGTCCGAGTTCGCCAAGAGCTTCGCCCATTCCAGCTAAACCTTTTGCGGTTTCGTCCCACGACATTGATCCAAACTTCTTAAGAGCTTCAGCTAGATCATCTAAGCTTTGAACTGCTACAAGGATAGTAGCGGCACCAAGTAGTCCAGATATACCAGCTAATTTGCCAAGTAATCCAGATATAACGGATAGTTCGGTTAATGCTCCGCCAAGTCCAACGAGTCCTTGAGCAATGTTTTCCCAGCCCATTGTTCCTATTTTGTTAAGTGCATCAGCTATATCTCCGAGACTTTGAACTGCTACGAGAATAGTAGCGGCACCTAATAAACCTGAAAATCCTGTTAATTTACCAAGTAATCCTGATACTACTGCTATTTCACTTAGAGCAACGCCCATTCCCGTAAGACCTCTGGCTATACCGTCCCATGATATTGAGCCTATTTTTTTCATAGCATCAGCTATATCAGATAATCCTTGTACAGTCAGTAGGATTGTACCAGCTCCTATAATCCCCGAGAATCCAGCTAATTTGCCAACAAGACCAGATATAAGACCGAGTTCACCAAGAGCTTCACCCATTCCAGCTAAACCTTTAGCGATGTCGTCCCATGACATAAATGCAAATTTCATAAAAGCATTAACCATAGCATCTAATCCTGATATAACTATAAGGATTGCACCAGCACCAAATATACTTGAGAAACCGGCTAATTTTCCGACGGCTGTCACTACGGTTGCTATTTCACCTAAGGCTACACCCATACCAGTAAGCCCTTTTTTAATAACGTCCCAACTCATGAAACCAAATGTCTTAAGAGTTTCTGCTATTGTATCAAGTCCTTGGGTTACTATTAATATTGCACCAGCACCAAATATACTTGAGAAGCCTGCAATTTTACTGATAGCTGTAAGAGATACAGTTAATTCAGTCAACGCACCGCCCATACCTACAAGTCCTCTGGCTATACCATCCCAGTTCATATCACCGAATTTAGCTAATCCTGAAGCAAGCTTATCCAATGATTGAACTGCTATAAGCATACTTACGCTACTTAATATAGAAGCCCCACCGTTAGATTTTCCAAGTTGGTTTATAATACTTGTAAATATCTTAAGAGCAGCTCCCATACCTACAAGACCTCTGGCAATTTCAGACCATGATAATGTTGCAAACGTAGTCATCGCATTACCGAGCATTTCGCAACTCTTGGCTAGTGCTAATAAGGCAATACTGGTAGATGCTGATATTTTGACATCAGAAATGCTTTTGACTCCTACACATAGTGTGAATAAACCAGCACCAGTGCCTACTAATCCTTTGGCTATATCGTCCCATGACAGTCCTGACATTTTCGCCATAGCATTAGCAAGTATATTGAGCGCCGCGGCCATAACGACCATAGAGCCAGCTGCTTTGATAATCCCTTTTGTATCATACTTGCTTAAAGTCTTATTCATAGATCTGAAAGATAGATTAAGCATTGCAAATAACGATGCAATTGAAGCGAGAGATTTACCAATATCTTCAACACTTAGATTGGATATCTTATCCATAGATCCAGCTAACAAACTTATCGCAAGCGCTATTTCCAACAACGCTGTGGCTTTAATACCAGTGGTAAATGCTTCCAATGAGTCGTGTAGAGAATCAAGAGCACCTTTAAACGATTCGACTATCTGACCGAGTTTACTATTTTCAGTTTTACCAAATAGACCCTCTATCTTGTCTTTAATCGTTTGGATTAAATCTATGATTTTCTTTATTGTAACAAAGATACCTCCGCCAATAAGTCCAGCAAATAAGTCGCCTAGAGTGAAGTTTTCTTTTACCCAGTCAACAAATTGTTTAACATATCCACTTATGGTAGATATAACGCTTGTTATAACATCTTTTATCTTCGTAAACACTGACGATATGTTTTTAAACTTATCTGAAATATAATCAAAGACGTTAGATATGCCATCTTTCATAGACGCTAACATATTTAGTAATCCGTCTATGTTGAATTTATTATTCACAGCTCCGAATACTGAGTCCAATAAATCTAACAAACTGTTAAGTGCAGCTGAAATAATATCAACTACTGTACCTAAACCGTTTGTTATATCATCCATTTTGAAACTATCGTTCAATCGTGATAATGCATCACCTATAGCTTCTCCTATGGATAATACATGTTCTGCTAAATTGCTTACTCCACTCGATGTAAGTAATTGAAAGAATGCTTTACCGATACCGCCAATTACTTTAATGCCAATAGATGCTATCGAAAAGAGTCCTTCAAACGTCTTCTCGAGTTTTGCCGCAATTGGATCAGACAGCTTCATCTTAGCCGTCAAATCTCTAATCCCCTCTGTTATAGCGAGTAACTGTTTTGCTGTAGCCTGAGGAAATACATAGCTAAAAGCTTCCTTAATTGGAGTAATTATTGATAACAGAGCATTAAATGCGTTCCTGAAGGAATCTATCAATGCAGTTCTACCACCGAGATTAGCCCATTCTTTAACAATAGCATTTCGTGCATCAGATGACTTATTAATAGCATCGCTTAGAACATCACTTACTGAAGTCCACAATTCTTTAGCTTCTTCAAAATCACCGATTACTGTTCTCCATGTTTCAGTCCATCCTGACCCTAATGATTCTTTAAGCGTATCAATCAACTGTGAGAAAGTTTTTACTTTTGTAGCGGCAGCCCCTGCAGTCTTAGCCATATCAGCCATCTGTTTAGCTTGCTCTTCACTATATCCTTGATCTAAAAACTTTTTAACAGCCGCTTCATATTCTTCTTGTGTGTCAGCTGCAGTTGCAAACTGATCAAGTGTTTGTGTGAGAACTTCTGTAGTCAACCACCCTGTCTGCAACGATTCTCTGAATGAACCTTTAGCATCAATAGCTGCTTGTGCTCCAGTCTTTAGATGTTCAGAAGTTCGTATTAATGCATCCTGAAATACCTGACCGCCCATACCGGCATTAACAACCGAGTTCCAGTCCATAAGTTTTACAGTACCGGCAGCTAATGCCTGTGATAATTGATACATCGCGGTCGATGCCTGCTGGGATGTTGAACCTGACACAGCAGCAAGGTTAGCAATACCCTGGATTGCCGATACTGAAGTGTCAAGTTTCACACCAGCTGCTGTAAAAGTACCGATATTACGAGTCATTTCTGTAAAGTTATAGATGGTTTTATCGGCATAGCGATTCAGCTCGTCAAGAGCAGCGTTAACCATTTTGACGTTTGTACCCTCTTTTTGGGTATTCGCCAAGATAGTCTGTACTGCATTCATCTGGGTCTCATATTCGGCAAAACCGTCTTTTATTGGTTGTGTTGTAAGAGCAGAGGCCATTCGTTTACTAGCCATAACACAGCTATCGACTATATTATTAAGCTGATGCTGTATTGTACCTTGTAAATATGAAAAGCGAGCGTTTACAGTATTGATTCCATCTATCATACCATCGAATCTAACTCGATTTGCAGCACGTCCGATTTCTTCAAGACTTTTAGAAGAATTTTTAAAATTTAAACTCTTTTTTAGCTTGTCCAAAGTCGACATACTCGTAGCGACATTCTTTTCAAACTGGGCGTTATCAAACCGCATTTCAACAATACGTTCGTCAATTGTTCTACTCATATACTGGTAACCTCCTTCCAAGCCTCTTCTGCAAGCTGATCGAATATTGGTTGGATAGCAGGATTAATATAGTCGCGCCCTTCAACCCAACCTCCGGTACCAGTACCATGTCCGTACTGTAATATGAGTGCGATGTTAACACCTTTATTGATGTTTGAATTGTAAAATTCGATAGACGTGTAACTCCCAGCTCGCTTTATGGAATATGTCCACGAAGCTGCGGTTTTCCCAGTTTCTGTAGGTGTCGCCGACGCCAGGGCTGCTACCCCAGCTTTTCCGTACTTATCGAGTACACTAACTTTGGCAGCTTCCTTTACTTTTTCGAAATATCGATTCAACTTCGAAAAATCACCCTTTTGTCTAAAACTTATCATTTTGATTTACACCTTTATAAAAACAAAAAAGAGAAGGCTACAATTATCTCATAGTCCTCTCTTTTTAGATTATTTCAATCTGTACAGCATCAATCGCATGACCGTAGACACCAGCATATCCATTAGAACCTTCACCGTAGTCTGTTACCCATGCAAGCCAGCCGTCTTCTTTTGTATGAACACGGTACTTCACGTGTCTACCTTTTACACCATCGATACAGAACTGCAGACCATCGATCTCGCTCTTGCATGTACCTGCGAAAGTATCGCCACTGTTGTCTTTGTTGTAATCGGTACGCCATCCGAACCAATAACTGCCTTTCTTATGTGCACGATACTTAAGGTATCCTACAGTAGCGGCATTACCTTTAGTTTTTGCTCTGAAACCAAGCATAGGATGACCAAGAGCCCCTGAGTATCCGTTAGCATTGTTTGTGTTATAGTTTGTTACTTCTGAAAGCCAGCCAATACCGCTAGCGAACACCTGATGAACCACGTGGATCTTTGTTGTTGATTGTGCTGGTATTGTTGGAACTGGAGTTGGTTTAACAGATGGTGTAGAGCTTGAATGTTTTACGGTCGTATCAGTGATTCCGGCAACAATAGCTTCGGCACATTTATCAGCATCCCAGTGGTTGTAATCATCTTTATCGTCGACGAAACAACACTCGACAAGAAGTGCTGGCGCTTTGGTGTTGTTAAGGATGTATAATTCGTGAGTATATTTTGATCCACGGTTTGTAATACCAAGCGCTGTGGAGATGCTATCGCAGATTCTGTCTGAGATTGCTGCTGTTTTGTCATTGTAATTCCATACTTCTACTCCGCCTGTCTTTTCATCACCTGAAGGGTCGTTACGCCCGGAGTTAAGATGGATAGAAATGTCAAGATCAACATTATGGACGTTACATTTATTTTTAATGTTGTTAAGATTCTGCCCCTGAGTTCTTCCAATATCATCTGTACAGTCATAAACAGTATGACCAGCGGCTCTAAGTAACTCGATAACTTTATTTTTAACTTTACGGTCTTCATTTACCTCGTCAAGGAAACCTGATGCTCCTCTACACTGAAGTGAATGCCCGCCGTGTACGTTGTATATAGACATATAGCGTGTCTCCTTTCTTTATCCTTTTGAATTGAATCGTTTTCGATTAGCAGCATTTATGGCCTTGTGATCGCGAATAATATCAGATGTACTTCGTTTATTACCTGGTGTTCTATAGCTTGTACAAACATGAATTAGCGTCAATAAACGGTTCAGATGCCATTTCTCGAATTCGACAGGTATGCCAAGTTCAATCATTTGGTAATAAATCTCTTCGTTCGTAATTTTTTTGTTTCTACCGCCTTTGTTCTTATCTGAAAAAGTAGTAGCGGTCATTGGTTTGTCTATGTACTCATTAACGACTCTGATATGTTCGTTTGTGATACATCGATATACATTGGGGTTAACGTTAGGCGTTATTGTCATACATTTGATGTAATCAATGGTTTGTGCCTTTGTTTTATACCGTGTATTAATAAATGGTATTTCCCAATTTGATTCCCATTTTGAAATTGAGATAAGTGAATGCTCTAAAGTTAATACCGTTCTATCGATGTTTATAAACTCGCCTGTTCTATCGTCGAACAGCTCTGTTTCTGGAATTATTAGCTTAAGCATTGACTCACCTATTCTGTTTAGACAGCAGCAATCATTGTTTCTTTAGACTCATCGAAATTTTTTGGCATAATACCATTAACAAACGCAGATGCTGCTTCAGCATTCGTAGCTAATTCCATGAAAAGCTCTGAATATGCTTCAGTCTGTGAGAATGCTTCTCTATTCTCTTCTGTTTTGATGAAACGTCTACCATCCGGACTCTTTTCACCGTAAGCTGCAAGAACAAGGTCTTTGAAAATTTTCACAAGTTTTGGCCCATCCTGTGTAGTAACAATCTTCTGAATCATTTCAGCAAGTCCACCTGTTGTGCTAAGTTCCATCTCAGTAACTTCAGCCTTGGACAGGTTAAAATAAAAGTCTTCAGTTCTCTCGTTATCGTTGTAGTCTGTGTAAGTGATAGTTTTCTTTAACATGTGTGTACTCCTTTCATATAAACAAAGACCCCACCTGTGACAGTGGAGCCTCTCGTAGATTTCCATTTTGAATTTTATGGTTTATTATGCTGCTGCGTCTTTCATGAGTGTGATTACTTCTGCTGGGAGTGGAAGTTTCGATTCAGCCTGTTCTGTTCCATACAGCATATCCTCAAGTTTCTTAAGTTTAGTTTTGTCGGCCTTTGTAGAATCAATAGTTACTGTAGCAGTTGGCTTAGCGTCAGCTACTTCCACTGGTGTTGTAGATACTGACCATGACATTGTGCCGGCTTCTGGGCTATCATTTACTGTTGAATGGTTATTCTCGGACGGAGCTGCAAGACATCCGTATACGAGGTGTAACTTGTAGCCATGATCGTTTCCATCTACATCGTTACCAAGCAGAGTTCTGTACGCAAGGCCGAACACTTTACGTTTCTGCTGTCCAATCACTACTCCTGGTGCGATTTCTTTAGATCCGTCACACTCCTCGAATTCATCAGGGTATGTGAAAGCTTCGATTGTTGCTGCGAAATCCTCATTTGAAATCAGGTTAAGGTATTTACCGTTATTTGCATACAGAGCTGTTGGTTCTGCTCCTGATGGACTCTCATTTACAGCTGAGATACCATTCCAGGCTACGCCAGTCCCATACTGTCCTGTGGATTCCATAGGGAAAAGCACTACTTTATCAACACCAGTTTCATAGAGTCTTTCTCCAATCTGGTCCCATTTAAGTTTAGACATATGTGTTATCCTCCTATTATTAGAAATATAAAGTGAATGTATCGTGATAGAGATTGTCTGCCTTGTATGTTCTATCTTGTGAACATAGTGGTAGGCGCAGTAATTTATCTACTACTGGGTGATCCGGTCTGTTATGTATAACAGTGATGTCGTATCGATTGATTAATTGATAAACTTCATTAGAAGCATGTTTAACATTCGGTAAACCCTTGCTATACACAATAGCCGGATACTTCATCAATCTGTCTTCCGGTCGGTTGTAATATACTTCTTTAGAACCAAGTAGTTCTTCTAATTTACTCTGAAGTTCCAGCCGTGTTCCCATGGTATACACCTCCAACCGTAAGTATTAATCTTGGGTACTCTACTTTTACGTCTGTGACTTTCCATAAAGTGCCCATGAATTCCAGATATAGAACTGATGAATAGTGGTATAAAAGATAAGGGTCAGCGAGAATACTAATCTGATTTGAAAGATTAATATCATCGCCAACCCTCTCTGTAGAAACATATCGTTTCCAATTTGCGGATAGTACGTCTCCTTGATACAGATGTTCTACGATAGCATCTTCGTAGTAACCAGGTTCAATCTCTTCATCATGTTCTGCAAATCCAATTTTTCCGCACCATTTTGACATACTATTTCCTCCATTTTGATTTGATTAGATTAAGCTGCGATATCTGTTGTAGCCTGCACGAACTCAATAGCTACTGCTCCGTATGGTTTGCACATAGCTCCTGAACAACGTGTCTCAATCAGGTACTTCTGTTTGTTGAAGTCGATATCGAAGTCATCAAACATGGTTACATCTCCGCCTCGATCTGTTCCGACGTTGTAGTCTGTAAGGTTCACATACAGACCGGCAAGGAAATGTGTGTTAGCACCTTTAATTCTTGACAGTCCTTCCATAACCGGTACAGGAACGATCTTGTTTACGCGAAGTCTCGTAGCGAGTTTCTCTACTGTGTCATAGATAACTCGTCCGTTCTTGTCTTCGAGAAGCAGGCAATCTGTAAGCATATCTTCAGACATGTACATAGTCGGATTTCCTGATCCTTTGTACGCTTTTCTTGACTTGATACATGCTTTGATGAATGCCTGGGCTTTCTCTTCAGCTGTTGTAGCCTTTGTAATAGCAATCTCAGATTTAACTGTATAAACGTCATCATCTGTCCATACTGGTCTGATATTCTGCTCGTTGATCTTGTCTTCTGCAGATGTGCTGCGTCCGTCACCGAACAGGAATGCACGTGCAAGCTCCTCATCCAGCATCATATGCATCTCCTGCTTCAGCCATGGAATCATGTCAAAGTCTGTGATGTCCAGCATATCGTCTCTATCCAGTGACTGTTTCTTATAAACTGTTACTGGAGTAGTAACACGTTTCAGCATTTTGAATACTTCATCTTTCTTCTGTTTTCCTTTGATATATCCCTTTGCTCTAGCTTCATCTTCTGTGATGTCAGCGAAGATAGATTTCACACGGCTGAAAGGTGTTTTATGTACTGCCGCCATAACTCCAGCTACCCAACCGTTATCTTTCTGAATAAATCCTGGTGTCTTATCAATTGTCTGTGCATCCGGGAACAGAGTGTCAATGTCTGTAATACCATGCTCAAGGAAGGCGTCTTTAAGGCTTCCGCGTCTTCTGGCTTCTCCAATAATCTCCTGGAATTCAGAGTGTGTGAGGATTTCCTGATCCTGTGTGTTTGTCTCCTTATCAAATACGTTACGTTTCATAAAGTCTGTCTCTCCTTCTTCTGAGTGTTCTACGTCGTCAGTATCTACGCCGGCATCTTCCAGAGCCTGTCCAATCATGGCGTATACTACTGTTTTCTGTTTTTCTGTTAATGTATTAAATACATCAGCTACTGTTTCATCTGAATCAGAACTGTCGTCTTCTGAAGCAGCGTGTTTTACTTCTGTCTTGCCTTCGTCGTCAGCGTTGACACCGGCTTCTTCCAAAGCCTGTCCGATCATTGCATAAACTACTGTTTTCTGCTCTTCTGTTAATGTGTTAAATACATCAGCTACTGTTTTTTCGCCATCGTTTTTAGCAGCTGGCTTCTGTTCTTTATTATCAGTTCCCACTTCTGTTTCTCCTTTCTTTCCTTCATCTGAATGTGTAAGTTCGTCGTCGAAATCAATGTATTCTCCGCAACGGATAATTGCCTCTTCTTCAGATCCATCGCCATGAGCCATTACTGAATCAATAACAGCGCCTGGATTTGCTCCAGCGAGGACTAAACTGACCTCACGAATAACTCCGTGAATAACGTCTCCACCCATCTGTTTGAGTTTGTTAGCCCAAATAGACAGACGATCAATATCTTTATGCTGAACAAGGGTTTTAGCATTCTGTCCGGCTTCAGTGTTATTGAATGAAATATAGGCATATACTCCGTTGTCACGGTTCTCTAATACAGCATGTCCAAGTACTGCATTTGGATCGTTATGTTCATGATTCCAAACGACTGGAACAGTTTTTCCGTCACATTCTTCGAAGGCATTCTTACGAATAGTTCGTCCATCTGAGCAAAGCATGTTTGCTTTTGTCGCCCATCCAGAGCAGTCATAAGATTTAGCCATTTTGATTTTTACCTCCAAAGTCTATCTGTATAATTGGTTTAAAAGTTACAATGTATCTCTATCTCAAACTCGTATGACACTTTGTCAAAGTCTCGCAATATGGAATTGTCTCTTAATGTTTAAAATTGAAAAAGCTCATTAGAATTAATGAGATTAGATTTGTGTTTAATTATCCATACTTTGTAAGCTGGATATAGACATGTTTCCTAATGCTATGTCGTCTTCAGGCACTTCTCAGTCAGTAGGGTACTCTTCCTGTTCTACCATATTATCAGGTGTTATCATACTTTCATCTTGGATAGCAGATTCTGGCTGATTCAAGTTACTGTTAATAAGCTTGTCGGCTTTCGGATCGTCAGACGGTTTCATACCAATTAGCTGGCGAATCTCATTACTTGTAAGAATCTCATTACGAGTAAACTTATCTGCGATTTCAGCAATATCGTTAACCGGTACCAGACGGAACGGATCTCTGAAGAACATAATAGTCTGTAGCTGAGTACGTGCTGTCTTAGTTAAGAACTTACGTTTCATCTCGTCCACTATTGCTGATAAGATAGGCTCGATCGTACGGTTATTGTAGTTAAGCATTGTCTTTTCGTCAGCGGTACCATTCATTACTTCCTGTGTGATACCAAGCTGACTGTATAAGAGATTGGTAAGATATTCAATCTGTTTCATGAGGTTGTTCTCGACAGGTCGGTTTAACTGAACAATCTTCTCTGTACCGTCGATATAAGCAATACCATATGGTCCTTTCAATTGTTCTTCAATGCTTTCCATTCTCTTCTTAGCTTCGTTACGTCTAGCCTCAGAACGAATCTGGTATGGTAACTGAATAACCATGTCAAGTTTTCCAGATCCGGTGGATTCATCAACAGCATCGAGTAACACCAATTTGCGCATAAGTCGTTTCATGGTAGAATTCTGCTCGTTGATTACGGCATACAGCGGACTCTCTACAATACCTACTGTTTTCTTGGGTAGAACAACTTCTTCTTGGTGACCAGTTTTTTCATTATAAAGTCGAACTTTAACATGTTCTGGATACCATTCAAGAATCTTACCGGTTCTCAACGTTAAAATATCGTATGAGCTTGTCTGTGTTGGATTAAATGTAGTATCTACTGGAACCATGGCTACTGTACCTTCATCGAGCATACTCATAACTGTATCCTGCATAAACGCTCGTCCAGTCTGGTCAATATTTGCTTCAAGATTGAGACAGTTATTTATGCCTGAATCTATATCTTTTATAAATCTACCATTTACATCAACTTTACAATGCTTGATATTTACTGACGATACATCTACCGCAATTCTATTAAATATAGAAGTAATTATCGATCGTTCATTACCTCTTGATAGTTGTACACGATCGGGTCGATATGATGCAGAAGTACCTATATTTAAATAAGTAGGTTCTCTGTTCCTGAATACGTCCCAGCTATGCCGGAGTGTATCAAATATTCCCATTTTGATTTTTACCTCCTTTACTCAAAGGCATCTTTATTTTGTTTCCAAGCTATAAACGCATCCATTAATGCGGCAACACAGTCAATCTTGTGCTCTCGTTTACGCTTGAATAGTTTACGGTTGCCATTGCTGTCTTCGAGAGTGATACAGTTACCCATAGCGAAAGTCATGATGCTTTCATCAAATATAAGCATTCTCTCTTCAGACAGTTTCTTAAGTTCACCTAAAGGAATTGACTCGGTTTTTGCACCCTGTGGTATTTTTTCGATTCCATACGGTCCATTCTCTTGCTCGTATCTTGTTACGAATTCTTTAGCTCCATAAGGATCGTATCCAAAGCATCGAACATCATAATCGCAATCTATGATATGCTGATCAAGATCCTCATAAACTTGCATCATGTCAAGGACAGTTCCTTCCAAAATAACGAGACTGCCCTCTTTCATGAATTCCTCATATTTAGTTCGCATAGCTGCTGGTAATTTCTTTAGAGTTAAAGAAGATATATAATTACGAGATTTGATTCCGAATGTACCATCTGGTAACGGAAATAAGAATGTAAAACTACAGAAGTCATCACCCTGTGATAAATCGGCTCCTAATGCACAAGGCATTTGCCAGAAGTCCCTTCGTCGGTGTGGTAAGGTCTCCTCATATGTAAAGTAATATGTATAACCTTCCAATGGGATTCCGAATCTCTTTGCTAGAATATCATTTCTAACAGCTGGATTCTGTTCTGCTCTTTCGACATCCTGTTGGTATGTTTCATAAGTTACTGTCAGACCAAGGTTTGGATTTGCTTTAACCCACATCTCTGGTTTGGCAACTTCATCGATAGAATCTAGCTTGTACCACCATATTGACACATGTGGATTACGATACTCATTCTTAAGTATCTTTGCTAATTCCATTTTGACTGTATCGCCACTACCGTTTCGGACTGTTCCTTCTGAACTGATAGCTACGATAAGATAATCGTCGTTCTTGGAAGCTCCCTGTTCAAGAGCGCCGATTACATCTTCTCGCACATCACCGGATAACCATTCATCGACAGTGTTAATACGACTATTTAGACCCTGAAGTTTATCAATACTCATTGGCCTGATTTCGAGTAACGAACCGGTTAGGAAGTTTTCAATACCTTTCTTGGTACTCGCAAGTTTCTGACGGTTTGCTCTCGATCCGGTAGTATTCTGTAATGAACCCTCCGTCAAGAACTTAAAGAGTGGTCCTCTTGCTCTTGTGATAGCAGTTCGAATCGGTGATAATACCTCTTCAGACTGTTTCATAGTAGGTGCTGTGGTAATCTGATGCGTGGTTGACGTATCTACATTTAAGAAGTAACTCTGAATACAAGCAGCATACATCGACTTTGCAGCACCTCTGGCTACGATTAGATACTGCTTATTAATGAGTCGTTTCTTAATTGTCTTCTGTACGTATCGGCCAAGTTCCGGATCATATACGCTTCGTTCTTTGTAGTAGTACCAACCGAAAATCTCTTCTGCCCAAAGTTTAAATGAATCGAGTAGATGTAAGTCTTCGCCATCAGTGAGTGTCATTTCGTTCTCACAATAATGAATAAAGCCCTCGACAGCTCTGTTGTCATACCAGAACGCGGGGCTCTCTATCAAATCATCTATTCGATGCATTTCCATCTCTACTTCTTCGCAGATTGGGATTTCGCCTCTCATTACGGCGTCTCGAAACTTTCCATAATATATAGGAGTCGCTGTATTACTTAACGCCATAATTTATTCACCTACTTTTATCTGAATTGTTTTCTTAATTGTTCAAGGTCATCAAGATTGGTTTTAGCATAATCATCAAATTTTTCCATCGAGTATTTTTTGCATAGCAACTGAGCTTTTTTATAATTTGAATTACTACGAATATCTTGGATTAACGCTCTGTTGTAATGCTTGGACATAGTTTTTTCGAATAATTTTTCGTATCCATCGACATATGATTTATCATTCGCGTAGTCATGGTTAGCAGCTCTTTTACCTAATTTTTTGTCGTATTCTTTATTGTACTGCTCAGCCTTTCCGTTATTCATTTCATTAGCGGCTTCGTTGTATGCCTTACGATATCGTTTTGAATACCCTTTATTAATATCCTTACTAGCTTTGTTGAGATATTTTCTATATTCTTTAGATACTTTATTTTTACCAATGTCAGTTAAAGTTCCGTCTGAATTCTGATATTTCCTTACGCCCCACTTCATACCCTTAACACCATGGTGATAGAGTTCTTCTGGGTTGCTTCTTGAAATTATGTATATATTGTTTTGCATTATTTCTATTCACTCTCTTTCTTTTACTTGTATAGCAAGTATTTATAGTAGGTTAATATACATATTCCATGATTTTTTTTACTTTTTTCGCTGCATTCATAACGTTTCCGACATTCTGAGAACTAAATTGAATCAGATTGCCGTTCAACGTGGTTTGATGATTGCTCAGATATCGGTTAGCAGCATACATTCCACCAGTGACTGCTGCTGTTGTAGCCGCTGATTTCACAGTCATCGTCATGGCACGTTTAAGAGCTGCTTTCTTCTTGGAACGTTTCGCTGCTACTTCTGGTGCACGCCTAGAATTAGCTCTTTCAATGTCATGTGCACTCATTAACTTGTTATACTGTTTCTGAAGTTGTTTATTTGTCGGATCTAAGTCCAACTGTTTCTTTACTTTCTTAGCATCACTAAGGTACTTACGCGAAAGGTCTGTTCCAACTTCTTTCTTAATCTGACCTTTTCGATATGTCGTATTTTCTTTTAATGCTTTCTTATAGGCCTTTATATCCTGTTTATATTGAGTTTTTAATGTCTTGTCAGACTTATTACTCTCATATGCACGTTTAGATAAGTTGGCTTTCTTACCTAGTTCCACGGCATTAGCTTTCTTCTTAGTGTTCTCGTCCCAGTTCTTAAAACCAGTGTCAACCTTTTCGTTTGATCTACGAGCAATTGCTGCTCTAACTCCAGTCGAATTATAGGTAGATTTATGCTTACCCCATTTCATACCTTTAATTCCGTAATGTAAGAGTTCGTCTGGATTATTGGTTCTTGAAACTACATAAATAGTGTTAGTTGTTTTATACATTGTTTCCTACTTTCTATTGGTATTGATTATTTTTTGTGCTATAATACATTTGATATTTTTTGAAAATTAAATTGGAGGTATAAAATATGGCTAAGGCAATAATAACCGAAGAACAAATAACATCAGCATTAAATAAATGTTACGATATGGCTCTTGGCGGACTACCGAAAACCCAATCGTGTTACGAACTTGCCGAACATTACATGGAAAAATACGAGGATCCGAATAAAGCTGTGTCTGAATTCGTAAAGTGGCAAGTGGCTAAATGTTCTACGTCCGGTTTTCTAACAAGTCTCGGAGGAATCATAACTATGCCTGTAGCTATTCCAGCCAACTTAACCAGCGTAATTTACGTTCAACTTCGAATGATTGCGACCATCGCTATTATTGGTGGATACAATCCTTCTGACGATGAAGTTCAGTCATTAGCATTCCTTTGTTTGACCGGGGCTTCAATGAGTAAAGTATGTCGTGAAGCCGGTATTAAATTTTCTACAAAGTTAACTACTAGCATGATTAAGAAAATTCCTGGCGAAGCACTCAAGAAAATTAATCAAAAAGTTGCACAACGTTTTATTACAAAGTTTGGAACCACAGGAATTATAAACCTTGGAAAAATGGTGCCAGTCGTTGGGGGTGTCGTTGGAGCCGGGTTTGATTTTGTTGGAACAAATGTCATCGCTAAGAAATCGCGACAAGTATTCTTAGACGGTGTAATAGAATGATTAACTCAAATAATCGGCAGTTCTACGACGTACATATGCGTTACACTCTGATACGGTTTTATTACCCATCTTACCTAATACTCCGATCGTACTTGCTATACTTTCTTTAGCAATGCGTTCGGAGTTGTATTTTCTATACATTTTGTCTACAACTTTAGGATTTGTTTGCGATACAGATTGTAATTTAACTGAATCTGTATCGAAAACTATCATTGGGCGTTTAGCATGATAGCTTGAATATTCTTTATCGTTATAGTCGAGTAATGCATTATACCCTTTCTTTTTCAACTCTGAATAAAATCTATCTTGAGCAGCAATTTCCTGTGCATTATGGTTAGTTAACGATAAATTCAAAGCTTTGTATACAGCTACTTTCTCGCCCTTAGTCATAGCACTTGGATTCTTCTTCAACGCATTTTCAGCTTGCTTGAATAATATCTGCTGAGCGGGTCGTTTCATTTTGGATTTTGAATCTGCTATAGATGCCTCAACGTTAGACTTGAAATCTTTTTCTTTCAACAAATTAGCTGTAATATGACCAGCATTCTCATCAGACGGTACTTTAAGTTTTTTCGTCGATGAAATCTTTAACTGATATACTTTCATATTGTTACTAATCGTTCTAAGTTCTTTAGCATTTGCTAAATCGGATTCGCTACCGGAAATATTTGCCTGTTTCTCAGCTTGCTTAGCGGCGGCGTTAGCTCTGCTGGTTAGATTCTTACCAAACAATCCCATATACTTATCTGAATCTTGTTTCTTATATGTTGCATAGAAAGCAAAGTTCTCAAAGTCTTTACTTGTTTGTATTCGTGAGAATGTAGTACCTTTCTTCAGATAAGTGTCCACATATTGTTTACCTGTTATCTGTGTTCTAGCCATGTTAGTAAGATCTTTAACTCGCATTCTTGATAACGCTGCGGTTCTGGTGAATTGTCCAGACGACTTGTTGGCATAGTACCGTTGGATTCCAGCCGGAGTTCGAGTCCCGTCAGCGAACTGGTATTTTCGAACTCCCCATTTCATACCCTTAACTCCGTGGTGGTATAACTCGCTCATGTTAATCACCCCTTTAGTTCTTTAATAGCCAATGCAATGCCCAATGCAGAGCTGGTAACTGCTAGTACATTTCCGGCTGTTTCCAGAGTTCTACTCGCATATTCTCTGCCTTTTGATTCTTTTTGCGGATTAAACATATCGTTATACTGTCGTTCTAAGAGTTCTCTATTAATCTGGCTACGCATTTCCTGATCAGACATATTAGATAAATCCATCTTTGGAACTTTACGATTTCGATTAGATGTATCGACAGTACGTTTCAAATCATTAGAAAGATTCCTACTAGAATCTACTAATCGCTTACTTCTCTCGGCATCCTCTTTTGCGTATCGTGCAGCATCAAACGCCAAATCACTTCGTCCGTTCTTCTTTGACTGCTTATAGTATTTACCACTAGACTCATCGTATTTATTGAAGTCCTTTTCCATAGCATCTCGAGCATACCGCTTTTTTCCAGCTTCGGTTATACTTCCGTCTTTTTTCTGATATCGTCGTACTCCCCATTTCATACCTTTAACTCCGTGGTGATAGAGTTCTCCGGTGTACAGATTTGTTATCATGTCATTCATTTCTATTCACCCTCTTTCTTGAAATTATTTTGATTGTGATTCTGCTTCGAAGTTCAGACGCCATTCGAGTTCTTTGACTGCTTCATTGATAGCGTTCATATGTGTTGAACTTGCTGGTGGATCAAACAGAAGACGAACTTTAAGACAGATGTAACTCTTTACAGATTCAAAGTTCTCAAATCCATCCGGTAAGTATTCACTCCAAGTTTCACTTCCAGTACTTAAACGAAAGCCGCTAGATGGTCCTACTCCGAGCTGGGTAAGAATTGTGAATACTGTGTTGATGTGAATCGTTAGTATCTCATCAAATGCCGTATACTCAGGCATAAGACCAATTCCAACTTTTACATCATCGAGAATTTTGTTCTCCATAACTGCTCCTCCTTTCTGCCCACTTATCGTTTCCATGGGCAAGTGTCGTTCTTAGTCCTTACTAGAGGTTCAGTCACGAGTAAGCTCTCATCACCGTAATGTATTGCATTGTGCGTATTGTGAATTGTAGAGATGACATTCTCTGGATCAAGTATCATAGGATTTCTCTGTTCAATGTCTTTCAGAGTAATTGGATTAATATGATGAATGATGATCTTTCCTGTAATTTCATAACCGTCACAGCCGAGGTCGCAACCGTTATCTCGAATAATAATGTCTCGTCTGAATCGTCGCCATTCACTTGAATGATACAGTGTCTGGTTTAAGTATCGATCATAACCAAATGTGTCTTCACCGACTTGCCCAGTCAGTTTCAAATATCGATAGCGTTGAATGAATGTTGGCAATTGGATGAGTTCTGAGTAAGTTTTAATCTTCGTACTCATAGTCTTCAGCGTCACCCTGTCCTCCGTAAACACGAAGCATTTTAATTGCATCTTCATACAGCTGTTTAATTTCTTCGCCAGATTGGTATGCTTTTGCCTTTGCTTCGAGAACTGTGTTTTCTTTCTTCAACTTCTCTTTTTCTAATTCTGCTTTGGTCGTTCCGAGTTTCAGGAAATGAGTTATTACCTGAGAGGATGCAGTACCGTTTAAGAACTGCTCTTCTGCTGCGTCGTATGCCATAGCTATCAACTGCTGCTCTCTAGCCTCCGGAGTTAATGCCGGTGGACTTTTCCTAGTGGGTTTTGTTGACTTTGTTGTAGCTTTCGCCATTGTTACTGTCACCTCTCTTTTAGTTGTATAGTGGTATACTGTTAGATTTGTTTAGTTTTGGTATACTTTTACAACATTTAATAGAGTCAATGAGTTGGGAATGAATCCTTATAAGAAAGGAAGTAACAAAAAAGTATAAGGAGGTACATGTTGAGATGATGGCATAGTAGCAGGGTGGCAAACCATTTCACGCGCGACTCTTCTCTCATTGACTCTATTAAATGTTGTAATAAAAATAAGACTGACTACTCTTTCCGTTAGTTGGGATTGAGTAGTCAGTCTTAGTGCTTTGTTGTTTTCTATTGTACTGCTATTCCTCATAAATGATATCGAGACCATAAGCAACAGCAGCTTCGTGTTCGATCTTACATCCTCTTGCATTCTCCCAGCCTTTGCAGAAGTACGCTGCATGACACAAAGACATATTGTCTAAGGACTTAGCAAGAAAACACAATGGAATCTGAACTACTCCACGTTCTTTAATAGATTCATTGCTGTACCATTCATCTGTAAAAAGAGTATTTACAATCTCATACCCTTTTTCTTCAAGAACCTTAATCGCTTTCTCTCTTGTTGCTACGATTTCTTCATCAGTCTTTCCAGCCATTGGCTGACTTAACATTGCTTTCTTCATATACTTACCAACCTTTCATATAATATTAGTTACAATTTAGTAATACCCATTAAAGGGCTGTAGTATGGTTTCAAATATCAATCTCCAAATATCCCGCCGGGGAAAATATAAAGACCGGCGCGATGCAGGGAGGGGGTGTAATTTTGAAGGTACCCCCTACCCCTAAAATGATATTCCATAGTATCTGTATAATTATATTTCACTATATTTTCACTATTTTTCATCATTTTCACCGGCTTTTATCCATTTTCTTAATGTAGCTGCATTTTATTTATTATTCATTTCTGTTTCTTCGTGTCAACGTTTTACTTACGAAAGAAAGGCTTGAACATTGCGATTATTATTGACAGTTGAATTGAATCAAACAGCAACTTTTTGAATCAAACAGCAACTTCAACGCTTCGCTTAACTTTCTTGAAGATACTCAAAGGATTTACAGTAAGGATTTCATCGATTGCTCTTTCCAGTTCAACTACTTTCTCTTTCTCAGTCATTCCATCAAAGTAATGAGAAACTCGATCTACATAACCACAACAATTGTAACCTTTTTCCATGTCGTAATCATACCAATTGTCGAAGTCATCAATTGGATCGAAAGGATTGTCAATGGTTGTCAAAGCAACGTAAGTTTCTGTAATAGTTTCCTGTGGCATCTTAGATCACTTCCTTTCCTTTGAGATACTTACTGATTGTTGATGTAGAGAAGCCAGTCTTCTTTGCTATCTCTTCAAGCGTATAGTTTGATGCTGCTAACGCTTTGAATCTGGCAGCCTGTGCTTTACTTGGTGATGTTGTAGTTTTAGGCATAGCTCTCTGTCTTAACTTGTCTATGTCCGTATTATTAAGAATCTGGTCAAGTTTACTAGCGCTAATAGCACCAGCCTGTATAGCTTCCCATTCCTTATCTGTAATCTCTATGTTACGCTGAGACCGCTTAGCTGATCCTACTTCATTACGGTGTTTGGAAATAGATTTCTGTCTAAGCTTACGAAGATCTTCTTTACTCATGTTAGGATCGTTCTTCTGCTTCTCTTGAATCTCAGTATTAGCTCTACGCATAGCCTCTCGCTCTTTAGGTTGGTTCTTCTTAGCCTCCTTGAGTTTGCTATCCAGTGAGGTTACCTCGGTCTGGTATTGCTTGCGCATAGCCTGGTTATATGGTATATCCTTGGTATTAACCATTTCCATTCTGGCTTTATTACCGAGAGCCTTCATATCATTAGCATACTCAGCATATACCAATTCCATTTGATGCTTCTTAGGTGATACAAGAGACATTGCATCGTTTGTTTCAGCCATCTTTGTACTGACCTGATTACGCTGTTTAACATGGTACTGTATTTTACCCGTACTGTCTGTAAAGGTTACTTCCCCAGTCTCTTTGTTAATATGCTGTACCGGGTAGTACTTCTTAGCAGCTACCTTATCCTTAGGATCATAAGAAATAATCTTACCGTCTTCCGTACGGATGTCCACCATACCAGTCTTCTTATTCTTTCCTTTGTCGGCATAGTACAATTTTTTAGGGTCCATAGTCTTCCATACTTTAGCACCGTCTGGTAGGTCTGGATTATAATCTTTTGTACCAGGAGCATTAATCTTATAGCCACCCTGTCGTTTAGCTACTGAATACTGTCCTTTAGCACTAGACAACAATGTTGAAGCTCCACCAATCTTGATACTTCCGTCTGGTTGTATGCTCTGCTGGAATTCAGCTTTAAGAGCAGAGATGTTATTCTCTTTCTCACTAGCTTTATAATCAAGATGATGTTTCTGTGCATCAATAACAACCATGCTATGTCGTACAGCTCTGGCTATCTTCTCTTCACTGGCTCCACCAAGTGTCATGTCAGTAATAAGATTAGAAATAACGCCCATCTGTTTTTGAGTATCTTTCATAATTGGATACTCATGACCATTACGTGTGTAATGTTCTACACCGTTAGAATCGACTGTTTTAGTTCCGCCATATTCAACTTTAGGGTCAAAGCCTTCAAGTCCTTTCAATGGACGTTTGTTTTTGATCTTTATTTTACCGCCTGCATCATTTGTAGGGATACACATAACTGTATCGCCATCGAAATCTGCTCCTGATAACTGGTCAGCAATCTTATGATTAATACCCACAGCATCGATACTTTCTCCAGAAATGATCTTCTGTCCAAGCTTATTCTTATTGTTTACAGTAAGAATAGGGATCTCGAAGATACCTCCATGAGGATAACGAATTAATGCTAGCTGTGTTCCTGTAGCATAGTTAGGTGCATAGATTTCGTTGTCTTTCAAACTGTTAATAGGAATGATAACATGATATCTCTGTCCAGGAAGTGCTGCTGCTTTCAAATGTACTGCTGCTGAATCGCATCCGTCTGCGAACTTTTCAAGTAAGTGTTTCTTGATAGTCGGATTCTGAAGACTACAGATTTCGTCAAACTCAGCAAGCTTGTCGGCTTTAGCAAGTCCTAACTGTTTCTTCGCCAGTGGTACTGCCTGCTTAGAAAGAAACTGTGATGGTAAAGCATTTGCCCATTCTGTCCAGTCACCTTCATCAGCTCTCTTATTAATGAGTCCGAGTTTCTGTTTACCAGTCTTCTTATCGGTATACCAATACTGTCCGCCCTGATCTGCATCTTTAATTAAAGAACCGAACGGATTGTCAGGGTCATCTTTGATCTTTTTAAGTACATCGTTTTGTGGGGTTCCGCGTTTCTTATTGGTATTGAACACAACATCTACTCCGTCAGGCATATTATCAGAATATACTGCCATACCTTTAAGGTAGTGAGTACCATCAACCATGATACGAACCTGTGAATATTTGGAATCACCTAATGATAAGTCCTGAACTCCTCTACGAAGTTCGATAATACCATCTTTCTCAATACCTTTAGTTCCATCACTGTCAGTATCCTCAGCATATCTGATCTGAAGTCTCTTAGAATCAAGACTTTCCGGATATGTAAACTTTCTATGATATGTGTCACCACCATCATTGGATTGGTAATCTGTAATAGTCTTCACTTTACTGTAATCATAAATATCTGAGTTCTTTGTCCCAGGAAGACACAGTACTTTCTGATTGGTCTGCTGGTTCGCATTTGTCGGCTGAGGGATACCGCCGCCATAAATAGGGCAGTCTTCAGCTTTCTGCAAATAATCAAGTGCAGTATCAAGTCGTGTTCTTGTAATACCAAGATCCTGTTCTACACCGGCGCCAACGTCAATCATACCTTTCTCTTTAAGCTGATCTCTAAGAAAGTTAACTGTCTCCATAGTCTGATTCATGTTATCTTCTCTCGACGGTTCTAATAATGATCTTACCGTTGATTCAGAAATACCCATTTTTCGACCGATTTCAGTAGCACCAAGACCATCAGCTTTTAAACTTTTAGCTGTCTGAACCTGATCCAGACGTACTTCATATTTTGCCCAACTTACCTGTCTACGGTATTCGGTAGATGTTAGTCCCATAGATTTGTAAATAGCTTTCTCACCTGTAAACTTCTCGCCTGTTTCTGGATCAGTCCATGTAAATCCATCTTTCTTCATTTCTTTTACACGACCAAGGAAGTCACTGCCATGTTGGTATGGGTCTTTGCCACTTCCATACGGATATCTACCGCTTCTTCTTGGCATGCCATAATGCATTGCATCATTTTCGCTTTCAGCAATACCAAAATATCCAGCAATCTCTTCTGCTATGTCATTACTTTCTGAATGTCTTATTGGTTCAGAATTATCAATGGTATCAGACAATCCATAGTGCGACATTATTTCTTCAGCTATTGGGTTCATGATTACATACCCTCCTCATGAATTCTCTCTAAAGTTCTTGAATGCTGAATGATACAATCCATTACTGGTAAAATATCTTCAGCCGTTGGTTCGTGGTGAACGATCTCATCATTCTGATAGATACATAATTCAACATCAATATCTCCTGGTTTTACTTTATACTCCAAACAGAAAAGAGCAGCATACACCAAAAGTTGTTCCATTTTTGCAGGTGCTGTGCCGGTTTTTAAATCGTGTATTCTCAAGAAATTATTTCTAAAAGAAATAGCATCGGCTGTTCCATAACAATATGGTGAATAATATAAAATCTGTTCAGGAGTAAGTTTGAACCCTACACCGTCATTTACATAGTTTCTAAAGTTGCAATAGATACGTTCCATGTCGATTACATTTCTTGGGATACCATCGCTCAGTAAATGAGATAATACTGTAAGGTCGTCATTTTTCTTAAGCTTTAGCCCATTTCCGATAAGTGTTTCAGCAAGCTCATGTAATGATGTCCCCATAGCCTGTGCGTAGCTACTCACATATTTCTGGTAAAGCTGTTCATCTGAATATCTAAGCCAGTGAGGTTGACTAGGTGATAACGTAGCGTGTTTACCGCGTAAGTCGTAATGCTTTTCAAATATCAATGTAGTGTCCTCCTTATGTATTGAAATGGTTTTGAAGTTCTGCCATAACTTCATCTTCATTTTCCGGAAATATAAACGCTGCGTAAGACATCTGATTCATCTTATCTACGTAGTAATCTTGGTTTGGCTGATGACTAGCTGTTGCACTTTTTTTAACTTCTAGTGCAGCCCAAGTATTCTCGTAAAATATGGTCAGATCCGGAATGCCCTGCAGATATGTTGGATCATTTTTCAGTACAATGCATCCTGGAAATTCATCTTTAATTCTCCGAATGAGTTTAGACTGAAATTTAGATTCTAACATACAACCACCCTTTCTTATTGATGGACCTTATAGGAATCGAACCTATTACGTTTCGCTTATGAGGCGACTGTTCTACCAATGAACTAAAGGTCCATAAATATAGACAAAAAGAAGGCGCAATGTTTGTCCGATTTGTTGTTGATTGACTGCTTGTTTTTTGCAAATCGGGAGACATTGTACCTTCTCTTCATAACAGGATAAGTTTTAGTGACGGGCATCGAGTGTTGTAAAAATAGTAGTTTTTGGGCAAAAAAAGAAGAGCGCTTGTTTATTTCGCGCCCTCCTAAATATCATTCTACGAATTCAAAGTGTAGTCCAGTTTTTGTACTTAGTGATGCTTGATTGGCACATCTACTAATAGCACGTCTACCGATACCTGTATCGCGTGAGCAGTCATTAATTGATTTGTATTCTTTACCGCTCTCGACACATTTTACTTTTCTATTTCGTCCGTTCTTTTCTGATAAAATATCTTTAGGTTTTCGCCACTCTAAATTACTGGCTTCTGGATTAGTCTTGTCTCCATCTTTATGAGTGATGACCATACCATCTTCATAACCGTCAACAAACATTCGTCCGACGAGTGTACTTACATTTCTTGTATATTGCTTACCGTCTTCTGTAAGACTTACTCGTGCGTATCCTCGATCTGAAATATATGTAGACATTGCTCTTCCAGTTTCATGGTTGCGAACATTCCCCTCATTACTGATGTCGTATCGTGGGAACTCATCGCAATGTTTCCATTCTTCATGCTCCATTGGTCTATACCTCTCTTTCCAAATTTCAATAGACTAACAACTCTGTAGGAGAACACTGCAACGCTCTAGCTATTCGTTCTAGGTTATACATACTTGGTGTTGCTTTAGCGTTCACATATTTGCAAATCGTTACATGTGAAATACCGCTTAGCTTAGCTAGTACTTCTTGTGACATCGCGCTATGAAGCATCTTTACTCTTAGGTTTCTTGAAAATCTGATACGATACTCTTCTTCCGAAATACTGTCTTCAGATTCTGGATTAAGCTCTTTATTTCCTAATGGTTTTAATGTCGGTCCTATCATATCAAAGACCCAGAATGTTCTATCATCTAATCGTACAGTAATTTCCATCTGTCCGCTTGGAAACCAATTTATCGTTCGTTCTGCATACTGTGGATACACGTTAGCATAATATTCAAACATGGATTCCCAATAATCAATTCCTTTCTTCATTACATCCTCCTTAAACTAAAATATCAATAATTATTACACAGCCCATTAATATACCGGTAATTCTGCTAAAAACAAAAAATTACCGGGTTTATTTATATTAATCATCAAATTAAACAATTGTTATAAAATACTAAACAATCCTTTAAACAGACTCTTATGGGAATATAAGGGTATATAAATTTTTTACGAAAAACAGCCAAAAACGAATTTTGTGTACACATAAATACCCCATTTTCGACGATTTTAGCCCAAAAACAGCCAAAATTACGTAAAAACAGCCGAATTATGTGTACACATAAATACTAATCTTGAATTACGTGTACACATAAATAGCACGACTTTTGTGTACACATAAATAAAAAATACGCCAAAAACGAATTTTGTGTACACATAAATACCCCATTTTTGAATTACGTGTACACATAAATACTAAAGAACATTGTAGCCATTAACCGTTAATTTATACTGATTTTCTATCAATTTTTCAATAACTTCTGTACGATTACAGTGATGTGATTTACAAATAACATCTAGTTTATTGAACGTATCATCTGTAGTTCTTACATGAATATCCTTATTACGCTTCTTAATTCCGCGAATAGGCCTACCACGTTTCTTACTATTCTCTTCCACTAACATCACCCCCCACGTCTTAGATAAAATAAACCAACAACGTAAGATAATGTATTACTTGATCGGTAGTATACGAAATCTTATTAAAACTTGCCTTTAATGGATCGACTATACCGTGCATCAGTAGAATTACACCTAACTGCCAGGTCATACCAAATACTAAATAAAACGGTACACAATATAATAAACAATGTACCATCATGTGATATCGATTTTCGCCTTTAGTCTTAGCGATAAAATCACACTGCAACACATAGTCACCAATTAAATGACAAAATACCAATACTAAAATTTTCTCAAACATAAAATATCAATCCTTTCTCAAATCTGTATAATACGGACATTCTATACACTCTTCAGATAAATATCCAGTATTTCGTGTACCACCTACAGTACCTCCACACATTCCAAACAGAGCATACCCTTCGTCTTCCCTAGCAGTATAACAAGACTCATGCGAATGCCACAATTTAAACCTCTGAATCATTGCTTTAATTTTCTCAAACATTACAATCACCTCATAAAATCTTTAACACCAAGCCCAGACTACGGCGCTAACAATTCCAACAACATGTAACACTATCCATATTATAAAAACAATCTGATAGAGAACACTATCCTCAAAAGATTCACTAAAATTATCTATCAAGTACGACCACACACCACAATACACAATAAGCCCAACTACGATACTAGCTATGCGTAATCCGAGTTTTAAATTTTCAATAAATATAATCACCCCACTAATCTACAAATACTTCGCGCAGATGAAGACTGCAAAGCAAGCCACCGCCAATCCAATCAGAAGTGGTTTTAAAATATCAATGAGTTCACCGCCAACCAGATCTGCAGGATCTATCTCTTCTATTTTCTCTGGAGTAACCTCTCGTTTATACCACTTACGAAGTTCGCGCTTAGCCCCATATTTAGTATGACACCAGTAAGTTTTCATTAACCATTTCATAGTATCATCATCCTGTACTTCGCCAATCCACTTACCCATATCTTTATAATACTTAACTCTAAGTTTCATTCTTATGCCTCCTTATACGCTTCCACTACTTCAAGTTTCTTCAGATCCTCGATTGACCATACAGTGGGAGATATAACCTTAACCATTGGAAACTGTACGTCAAAACCACTAATATACGTGTAATCGGAGCCAGCAATACACCCTCTAGTAAACCACTCATCGTTAACTACATAAACCTTCTTACATACAAATAGTTTACCATCCTTGTCTCTAACAATATATTTATAAGTATTACCAATGTAATCAAGAAACCTTCTATCGTTCTTAGAAATCACAGGTCTCTCAACATACTCAGAATCAGCCCACTCCTTTCTCGAATCATAGCAAGCATAGCGATTCATCTCATTAAGTAAACATTTACCACAATGCAGCTCACGACACGACGCGGGACTTCCTGTGCGTTTATCTACACCAAAACTAACATCCTCACAAACAATATCTACAATCTCTTTCGTATACTTTTCTTTATTCTTCATAAAAAATTAATCCTCCAATCTCTGACCGCATCTATCACAATAAGCCTGTGCTGGTACCTTATAATCAACCACATAACCGCACACCGGACAATGTACACAGTGGTCATAACCTACATATTTCCCCATCTTTGTATTCTTAGCTTTAAGTTTCTGGTACTCTTCCCATTCTCTTACAGTGAATATATGCCCTATCATCTCCTCTCGTTCTTTTAGATGTTTATATTCTTCCATCTCATTTTCTGTAATTAAAAACATCTTCTGTGCCATGTTTGTTCTCCTTTCCAAATTATCAATCAAAAAAAGAAAAGAGCCCAAGTCAATTATGACTCAGACCCTCAAAGGTAAAATATCATTATTTAGTTTCTGATTTTTTATCCATAATTCTATTCGTAACATAATCACCAATAAGACTACCAATTAGACAACCTCCAACTCCAATAGCCCAGCCTTTAATCAGACCTTTACGATATAACATACCGCCCCAATTAATCAAAGCCTTTGTATTCCCGCTGGTTTCAGCTGCCAATTTAGCAATAATTAGTTTATCATCTGTCGTCATCATAATGATTCTCCTTTCAGAAATATAAATTTTTATTTACCATAACAGCCCAAGAAATAGTCGCGAGAAACAATCACACAAGTTTTCTGCCACAGTTCGGACAATATTTAATCGGAATATCAACACGAGCAATACTACCAATACCAGCAAGAGCATATAAGTCAGCCTGTAAGATTGGTTTTCTATCCTTGTCACTCTCAGTAATATATAATCGTAACCCCAACGCATCAGGAGTATCACCAATTCCAATGAAAGTACCACCAATATCATTAGTCATGTCAGGCTTACCATCAAAAGTTTCGACTTTACAAAATTCACACATAGTAACAACCTCCTTAAAAATATAAATTCAGCATATGTCCATTCCAAACCGGTTGTAAAAAATTAGACAAAAAAGAAGAGCCGTCGTATATTTCAACTAAGACTCCTCCATTCCCTTTACAGATAAGGTTTGATTTCTCTCAGATGATTTTGGATTTTTCCTATTTCGTCGAGCTCACTACATAAATCTGCATATCGTTTATCAAGATAGTATAAATATTCATCCAATTCTTGCTGATCACGAACCAAGCTTCTCTTACCTATAAGCATACGATAATCTGGATTTACGTTATCCAATGATGCTGCTGGTATCGCATAACAGAAATTATTTCCGTATAGTGTGCCAGGAATATCATTAAAATCCCATTCCGTCATCGTCCCGTTTATAACCGGATAAGCCCTGATCCGTCCCGTGCTAATCCATGCTCGAATTGTCGATTCTCCGACTCCTAATAAATATGCAGCTTCTTTGATTGTGTAATAGTCTCTCATCATTTTTACCTCTCTTTCTGAATATCAATCTTTCTTTTCTGCATAACATAGTAGGATTCTATCGCGAGGGATAAAATGATCAGTATCGAAAAATAATAATGACATTGTATGATCACGATAAGCATAGTGACATACCTCAAACGTAATATATAGGTCGTCTTTTAATAAAAAGTTTTGCTCAACACATGGCACACACCCACACGTTCTAATATGATGACAATATGATCTAATTCTATTATCATAGACTGGTATAACTCTTACCCAATATGTGTCATCATAACATCTATAAGCCGGATAATTAAGTTTCTTAAACTCTTCATACTGTTTCTTATCAATTTTAGCCATATAATGATAAAATACTCTATCACCAACAATTCGCTCAGATAGACGATGCTTTGCGATATACGCTTTCATTGTGATTTCTTCACTATTTATAATTTTCATAGTATTCATTCCCATATCATACACTCCTTTTAACTTAAACGTACAACAAAAAAGAGCCTAAGCCATTTCTGACCTAGACCCTTATGAATCTGAAAAAATGCCAACATTACTTGTTCTTGCCACCACGAGTTTCTCTCACTGTCTTTTCACCGTCATAATATACGATTGTGATTTTCATACGTCTCACCTCCATTTAAGTGAAACCAATTCTATCACAAATATAAATTAAATCAAGTATTGACTTATAAGAACTAGAAAACAAATGGGCAAGTATACCACCCCTCTGAGAAATTACTGATGAATATAAATCTCATAAATATCAAGATTATCATCATTGTAAATATCAACTTCGAATTTCATACCCATACATTCAAATGGATAGTCTTCATATAGTTCCGCGTCATTAGGTAGTAATAACGTTGTAGATCCTCCATCAGGAAAACCTATAGTTATACCCCAATTAAGCGGACTTTTAATAAAGTACACTTGAAGTATGAACAGTTCGCCCGTATTGTCGACCTCTAATCCAATATTTACGAAATCACTGTTACGACTCACCTGAATTCCTCTTATATTTTTGTTCATATTGAACCCTCCTTTGTTTTTTTTCATAACATAGTAGGATTCTATCGCGATTTCTAGTAACCCCTGTACTTTAATTATTCAGCCAGTCCTCGAGCATCTTTTTAGCAGCATTTTCATACATCTCACGAGTCTCGTTTGCTGACCTTTCATAAACCATATCTTTAGTCTTACACCGACCGTCTGGATAATCTTCAGGCTTGGCTACTTCTATCTCACATCTCTCGAAAAATGGACAGGTAAGACATTCATGAAGTCTCCGTACATCTTTTCTATTTAATCTCATTCTCTGAACACATCTCCTTCCTTAATAAAAATACTAGTACATTTTGAAAGGTACTCACATTCTTTACCACCCATTTTACTACACAAATATTCAGATCCAGTTAAATGTGAGTAATTACAAAGATAACATGTTGCAAGAATACCGTGAATATGGTACTTACTTATAAGCTCTGCGTGACGTTCTCTATAGTTTTTAGGAATATCATTCATCCGTGTAATATAATTCCCAAGTGTTATAGAATCGATAAGTTCTGGATTGTCGTATATATTACCAATAACTTTTACTCGTGTTGTATCTTGCGGATATCTACGTCCAAGCCCACCTTCAATAATACTATTCTCATCTAAAACCACCCCGGATCTACTGCATGGGACTGAATAAATATCTTCATGTCTATCCCAAATACCAATGATATCACCCTGGAATATTTTCGGATTATCTTCAAAGCTATCATATACAGTAAATTCCAGCAATCGCCCAACGGTATCCGGATATACAGGTATTGTGTCTATGAATGAATGGCTATTATAGTATCTAAAATATCCAGTGACCCACTCATCAGTATCCCTGCATTTGCCTCGATATATAGCGAAATTACTTCTCAAAAATATTAAACCTCCAATCTCAGACCACAAGGTCTACATAAATAATCACCAACGCCTAGGACAAGTTAAGCATTCGTGAAGTCTTCTAAGATCATTCCCGCTCAGGTTCATGTAAATCACTTATCTGTTTATCTGGATTCAAATATTCAATATTATCTCCAAAATCAGTAACAGTAGTTCCCCAGATCTTAGCCGGAGCGAAAACCTGCTGCAATACAATCTGAGCCTCGTCAACGAGAAGACCTTTACGCATAATGTCAGTATTCATAAAATGTTTATTCCGCTTCATACAGAAGATCTCTTCGACTGAAAACGGTTCCGGAATATCATATCCCATGTCATTTGCCTGCTTACGAATATAATCAGCCATGCATCGGCTAGGAACTACGATATAAGCTCCAGTCTCTGCTGACTTCTTAATTAATGTTGCTGTCTTACCCGAACACCTAGCTCCTACATAAATATCCATTCTCTTCATAATAATTACTCCTTTTCTTTATCTCTTAATGTACAAACTGTTTCGTATATCATCTCACTAGCTGCAAGACCCGTACGTGCTTTCATAACGCCCTTGAAATAATACTCTACGAAAATATCAATAGCTCTTTCTCGATTATCCTCACGAAGCCAAACCATACCATTAAATACATCGCCCTCAATACCACTACATAGATACTTATGCCCGTTATGATACGCTTTGACATATGCACGACCACGAGTACAGTTAGATAGAAGACCGTATATATCATCAATATATTCGAGTGTACCTTTCCTGGTTTCTAAGTCTCCACCAAATATCCAGTATAACCATACTTCATCCATATCTAACTCTCCTGTGTAGCTCTTAATACATATCCTACATTATCGACATAACACTCGTGCCAAATTGTAATAGGTTTTTCATCACCATCTGTAAGGTCAATCCAAGCTGCCAACACTGTATGATTAAATCGCATAGTTTCTACAGCTAACAACGCCGAGTCCAACGATAAACAACAGTCATATGAACTTTCTCGATAAGCAAATCTATTAAAATTATCCTGAATAATATAGTTAGTCCAATATCTTTTCATTCTTACCACCCTTTCTAAAAGAAAAAGAGAAGCTATTTAAAGCCTCTCTAAATATCATTCATCAATCTGTTATAAACTACCCCCTGCATTTGACAACCATGGGTCGGCACTCGGCAGTTTTGCCGTATATTTTTTCACAAACTCATCTGGTGCAATACGAACCGGATTCTCAAAAGTACCAACATTAGCTGCATATGTTTCTGACTCGGCATCCTGCATACCAAATAACCAGTCTGATACAATATCCATAGCCCATGAAATATCAAATGTGCTACCTGCAGCTTTTGGATGACCACCGCCTCCGTAATTATGAGCAATTTCAGTACCAAGATTAATATCATCTCGAATTGTACGATAGCTAACCCTGCCACGTGAAATATTAATCATAGCAATGTAGGCAAGCTCAGGATGTATCTCACACAGACGATTACCGAGCTCACTAAAATACCGCTCAGCAAATATAACACCATATGTATTACCCCACTGGTCTGTTTTAACCGTAATCTGTTTCTCCTTTTGCTCTACATAAATATCAATCTCTTTCTGCTTCTGTTCGAGTAAGAGCAGATCTGTTTCTGAGAAATATGGGAATGTATGCATAGGTGATAGAAGATATAAGTTGTAAATATTGTCCATAGTCCAATCGATAAACTTTTCCCGACCATAACTATAAAAGAGGTCGTTCATCTGCTTACTAACAAGCCCGTCTTCTCCAAGTTCTTTCCAACGCCATGTATCATAATTTCTTACAATGGTCGCGAATCGTTTTATATTATTTTTCATCGCATGACTCGAATAACTACCGGATAGCGTGTTTTGCAAATATAAATAGAACAATTCGGTACCACTAGTCTTTACAGCATCTAAATATTCATATACAGTACACCAAAAGTAGTTATCCAATCTAAGAGCAGTTCCATGATGGTCAAATAAACGTACTGTTCTCTCAACCTTATCTAAACAGTCAATCATACTAGCTACCTGATCGGAGACCGAAATGTCAGTAATGAAAATCGAATCGTAACTCCTGTACAGATCTTCGTTTTCCATGAACGATTCTACTTTATCGTCCACATCATCATAGTTACAATACTCAACATCTACATTCTCTTTCCCAAATGCCAAATATGCCAAAACAACACATCCAATTCCATCGAGATCGGTGTGTGTGAATAATTTAATTTTCATAGATTTAAATCTCCTTTATTTGTAATATAAGTCACGCTCTTCCAAAGTGTTAAAGTGTGGAGGATTATCGTAACTAGTACTGCCACCCTCGTTTTTCGTCTTTTTAGGTCTACCTACTTTTTTCTTAGCTGGTTTTGAATCAGCATATGACTCCCGAATATCAGAAACCTCTCTTTGTAATGCCTTGACCGTATTGTTAAAATTCTCCCGAATATCTTCATAAGACATCTGCATCCATTCTTTTCTCTGAGCACACTCTTCAGGACTTCCGCATCTCATATACTGTCTATACTCAAATAGTAAATTATTCAATGCCTTCTTTCTTTTTACATCAGACAAACTACTACAAAGTTCTTCTACGATTTCTAATTCTTTTGGTGTTAACATAATATTAATTCTCCTTTTATCTTACTTTTTTGATATATAGATGCATATCTGAGTCATTTCCAACAGTTTTGAACTTATATACTCTGGATTGTAAAATATCGTCTGATAATACTTCCATAGCAACAATAGCACTTGCTGAGAAACGACCGCATGGCTCATATACATGAACTGTGATATTCTGCCTCGCATCGAGAATTTTCAAAACGTCAATAAGTTTAAAACGACCGTTCTCCATTACATTTTCGCTTTTCTCAATATATTCCTCTACATTTTCAAACACAGCTAATGAGACTAAATCAGTTTTAGAATAATACCACAAAACATTATAATAAAGGATTCCTTCCTCAGCCGCACATTTAATCTTCCTGATAGCCGTGCCATCGTCATCAAGTAGTTTTAAATAACTAGTACCCGGCTCGTAAAAATCACCGTCAAAATATGCCTCTCTATGATATAGAATAGCTTTGTATTCTTTAACTGTAGTTTTACCACTTCTAACATAAGCCCATACACTTCCTATACATTTCATAATATTAGTACCTCCTTACTTTACAAATAAATACATACATACACTAACGTGTAACACAACGTAAGAATCAAAATCATCCAGTACTCCCAGTTGAGAATACCATACCCCATATGATTTAAGATAAGCCCTTCGCCTAGCATAATTAGTGCACTAATAATAAAACTAAGAAAGTGTCCCATTACTAATACCCTCCTCTATCAACTGCATTTTCAAAAGGTTCGTAAAAGTGGTCTTTCTTCTCTGCAGTGCTTCTTCCAACTTATTAATCTTCTCATTCTCATCTTCCATGAAAATATCAATAGCTTTAAGCTTGTCTGCTTCTGGGAACCACACATTATGGTTATACAGAACACCTGGCTTCGGATCGCAAGTCAGTACACGAAGAATCTTCCCATCATCATTAATAATTCTAAATATAGCCTTATATTTGCCCCGTACCTGTAAATCCCCTTCATACTCATAGAGCTTTCCTCTGTAAAAATTGTATAAATGTACTTTCATAAGTATCGACTCTCCTCTATATTCTTACACCGCTTCCTGGTACGTTTTGTGAAATACATATGACGTTTCATTCGACAATCTTTCTTATCCGCGCCATTATGTAAATACGAGTTTCTTGCTTTTCTCTTTTTATTTTCACTTGCCATTAATCATATTCCTCAAGTTCCTCTGCTTTGAATTTGGCTACAGCATCATATATAAGTTTCTTAATAGCTTCATGATTGTCAATAGAAAACCTATCTGGTAATGAAACAGTCCCGTGATATATCTTTTCATCGACATCGCTATAGGATTTGACATTTGTTCTAACCGGGCGACTACTATATATAATTTTACGTGACGTTATACCGACAGTATCACGCATATAGAAGTTAACACCACGATTTATTTTAACATGCACTAATTCTTTACCGTTACAAATAGGATATTCTTCAATACGCATTTCTTCCAAGTCAGCCCCTTGATGCAAACAAAGATAACGTTCAGCATCTTCCCGATTTATACATATCGTTTCGATATGGTAATCTTCATAATCACCAGCAGTCACTACATATACTTTATCTACCTTATTCATACCATACACTCACTTTCACACCAGACATGTCTTTAATAGCTTCATTGATTATCAATTTAGCTGCTTCCTTTTGCCTATCGTTCGATAGAAAATCGAGATTGACATGCACTGTTTCACCACTTAAAATTCTTCCGATTATCATGTACAGCTCATTTTTCTGATACATGCTAAACGTATCACATATCATTTGTATAGTCATAATACTCTCCTTTTCTTATGCTTCCTCTAATTCGTCAAATATTTTTTCATAAGCATTAATGTCATATTTAAGTAACATATGCTTAGCTTTTTCTTCGTCAATAGCAAGAGCACCACCTTGTTTAAATACAATAAGCCAGCGTCCCTTTAGTGATTTATATAATTTTACATTCACTGGGTGTTCGAATATATTAAAAGCATGCATACACTTAGTAGATATACAATCCATTTTATCAGTATCGTATTTCAGATTATTAAACACATAAACCATAATAAAATTACTCCTCTTCTGATAACTAAATTTAAGCTTCCAATTTCTCCAAGATCTCATCTAGCCCATCTCTTAATTTACGAACATCGTCTACCGACAAGTGCTCAATAACCCAACGTTCATAATCAAATTTAGAGCTTCTATCTCTAGCTGCTACTATGAATACACCGTTCTTATCAAGAGATTCATTCCAACAAATGCGCAAATCATTATGGTCGAATATCATATTAGTATACATACCTAGTCCTCCTCAATATCTTCTACTGCGATAATACGTGACTGCAGAATATCGCTCAAACTTTCATTATGCTCAACTTTATATTTAGCTGCCATGTAATTACAATGAAATGACGGAGAGCGCTTAATCCCCAGCAACACAAGAAACTTATACAGCTTACCGTTAACACACTTCTTATTCCAATGTTTCCATACTTTTAATCTTAATAACATTGTTTTACCCCTTTCTTTCTATGATCTCCTTATATGCAGTAACGTCCCAGTCATTACCATCACCTGACCAATCTAATAACCATCGAATTTCGTCGATAGTCAATTTCAGAACATACTGTTTGATAAATATATGCATAGGTAAATCATTCTGAAAATACTGATAACGGCATCTATACAGAACATTATCTCTAAGATTCGCCATATTTAATTCTGATGCACTAGGTCTACCACGTTTGCTTGCCATAAACTCATTTCTCCTCTCTAGTAGATACAGTCACACTAAGTTTACAGTCATAATTACTCCCACGTACCTTCTTCGCTTTAAGACACAGAAAATCTAAAGAAAGATATTTAAGAGCATATAGTGGTCTAATAGTACCAAAAGGATGAAGACGATCGTTGAGATATAAATCTACCTCTATATCAGGATCTGTTACTATCAAAATATCATTAAGTGTCATAATTATTTCTCCTCACAATTTATTATCACGACAATAGCGTTAGACGTTTCCGAAGCTTTGATATTAAGTACCTTAGCCCCAATCGTGTACATATTAAAACATTTAAGTGCATATAAAGGTTTTATAGCACCAATGTAATGTGAATCATCATTCTCGTACAATCCTATAGTGACCTCAGGATCTGTTACCATCAAAATATCATTAAGTGTCATAATCAATTCCTCCTTATACTTTCATTACAAAAATAAAAGAGCCTAAGTCAATCAAGACCTAAGCCCTATCGGTTTAGATTTCGTCCAAGATAATTCCCTGTGGTTTGAAGTCTAACAAATATACAAAACTCTCGACCCGACGATATATCATATAAATATCACCTACAGTCATTCCTTCTTTATAAGTCCAACCCACTAACTGTCCAGTCTTTGTTCTCGAAAAACCCAGCATATCGTAAGCTTCGTTCAAGAATAAATATCCTCTAGTCACCAACAAATCATACATATATTTTCGTTGGTTGTTTAAAGTAAACCTATTCATGACGTTGTCTTTCATCCATAACCGGTTATTCTCGTCAAAAAATCTACTATAGTTGTCCTTCTCAAGCTGAATGACTGCACTATCAGTACCAACGTTATCACCAGACATAAGCTCACTCAATTCATCTACTGTTCCTTCAAATTCAATTTTCATAATTCATTACTCCTTTCATGACTACAAAATCTTTACCATAACAGAATATGATTTATTCGCGTCTACCGCGTACGGTTCTTTTATACTCTTTGCTCATCAGATCAACAAAAATATCAGAGCGAGTACGTCCTGTCTTAGCACTCAACTCTGATAACATATCTGCCTCTTCATCGTTTAACCGAATCCGAATACCTTTTCTCTTAGCGTTCACTTTCGGCGGTCTACCTCGCTTTTTAATCAAAAATATCAACTCTCCTTATCTTCTTCTATACTACATCAAGCCTCACAGCAATCCTGTAAGTATCTTCTATATACAGCTGCTATATCATCACGAGCTCGTCTCATAGCTTCAGCCATTTGCTCATCATAATAGGTATTCTTCGTTGTCATTTTGTTATGATAGAAATCGATAGCAACAGCATCATCCATAAGTGGATAATTTTCTCCTATAAATATATCCATATCGCCATGACCGGCATCCGATATACGGGTAAGTAAATTGCGCAATGAATCAACCGTAAATTGTTTTCCCATAAAGATCAGTCCTCCTCTTCTCTGCATATTGGACCATAACTGTCATTTAATACTAAATCGTGTATTGTACTATCAATATCCATTTTCTTGTAGACGTCACCTGTGGAGTTAACCCCATAGTTAGTTTCTTCATGACAACGCTTTAAGAACTCTGCTTTTTCATCAGTATTAAGGTCGTAGATTCGATTAAGAAATTCATCAACACTTAACTGATTTCCTTTTTTATACAATGCTACATAATTTTGAACCCTATCTTCACGAATAACTGGTTCATTAGATATATGTAAGAACTTAAACAGTTCAGTGACACAATCGTTGCATAAATCGAATTCTATACCACGACAGCCGTTATAGAGACTTCCTAACGTAATATAGTCAACTGTTCGGTCTCTATGTCTCAAAGACATATCCTTACAATCTGTATAGTATTTACCACATCTATCACATTTCTTAGCATTACTCATATTTTTCTTTACCTCCTAAATTTAAACAAAAAGAAAAGAGACCCCTAAATTAGAGTCTCACCTCGCGCATCTGCTTAGCGATTTTTAATTTGCGTCTCCTTTCTTTTTCAATTTTTGTTTGCAATCGATCAATTGTCTGTGATATGATCATCACAATAAGCTCTATTACCATAATGCTTTTCGGTACGTCTATGCCAAATAAGCATAGATTCACCTCCACCATCATTAAAAACGCTGCTATTGCAAAGATCCAATCCATTAATTTTCTCATAATCAATTCCTCCTTAATCTTTCTATAACAGCCCAAGAAAGATTCGCGAATTGGTGTACACACATCCTCAGCTCCCACATTTACTGTAATACCGATTTCAACTAACGTAATTACTGTATACACAATAAATATAAAAAGAAGAGCCCAAGCGTTATGCCTGAGCTTCATTCTCTTTCAAGTAATTTTGGATCTGTTTATACAGACCATCACTCAAAATATACTCGTTATAATCTGTTCCGAATACAGAGCCTAATCTACACATTACCCTTTCTGGTTTTACTCCAACCGCTTCAAGTAATTGTATAAAATAAGTCTCTCCTTCTGAACCAGGTTTTACTTTCATTTTGTGTATTCCCATAAATGTAATCCTCCTTTTACTTTTCTATAAGAGGATATGTAATCATCGCGGACTACTTGCCAGTCTCATACTTCTTAGGTTTACAGGAAATATCATCCAAAGGTTCACCTATACAATCCCTGCATGGTCGTTTATCAGCAGGCATTACATAATACCGACAAGTCTTACAATAGAGACCGAAATATAATTCTTTAACTTCATTCTCCACTGCTACTCATCTCCATTTCTACATACTCTCGATGAAGTACTGCAATCTTAAAAGCAACGTAATCACGAGAATTCTCATCTGGTAAATATCCAGCCAATAATCCTTTTACCACTGCTTCGAATTTTGTATCCAATTCTTCTTTTGTTTCTGTTCTGCTCATTTTGTCTCTCCTTTTTTCTAGGTCTTAACACACGCTTGTAGCTGTATGTGTCTCTACCGTACCAAGTTTCTTCACACATCAAATATCATCTCACTTATGTAATAATAAAAAATCCCACAAGCCTATAACAGACTCATGGGAATACCACTAATTAAATACTGTAAACACTTTTTATCTCAGTTGCTTTAAATTTAATCGGATTGCTGAACTTTTTACCATAGTCAAGTCTGAGAAGATCAGCCGGTACATTATCCACAGCATCAACATATTTGTCTACAATACCTTTGAACCTACTAGCTCTTTTAAATTAATCATATGCACATCTACCTCAACACTTTTGAAATATCACCGTCTCGTATTGTTATAGTATCCCAATCGGGTCCTGGTAGTTCAACATCAATTAAATATGCTACACCAGGTTCTAATATTTCAACTACAACACCGTGACGTCCGTCTTTTAGAATTACTTTATCATATAATTTTACAGTCATTTCGACACCTCTTTCTTTGTTACATAAGCACTCGTTAATTTTATACTAGTTCCGTTCTTTTCTTGAATCCAAGCGGTGCATACGTTTGCCGTTTTTCCGTTTGGACCGTTTAAATTCATCACCTGCTGATACCGCATTCCATACCCGTCATCACCTTTTTCTTCCAATTTATGTGAATCGAAATTATCAGAAATATTAGCCATGAGCTCTTTATAATTATCTAATGTATATCCTAAAGCCACCTCAAACGCGTGTGCTTTGTCTGGTGCTTTATTTGGATTCAAAGCATATTGTGTAAACTTTTCTTCTGGCATATTGACCCTTTTAATTTTAGTGTTCCTATCCGAACTATTTTGTGTTTAAAATCTCCTCATTACGATCAATAGGATAAGGCGGTCCGTTCTTTACACCCCACTTCATTCCTTTTACACCACTATGCTCGATATCTTTGTTGTTGTCAAGCTCATTCAGTACTTTTCTGATTCGCTCTAAAATAATCTCAACAGACTTTCTGGTCTTCCTGCTCAATTTCATATACGGGCCATTTTTATCATACCAGTCAAATATCTCATACAAATTCTCAGACCGCCAACTGAATGACCACCAATCACAAATCATTTCGAGAATATAGTTTTCGGGCATATCCATGATTGTCTCAGCTTCGTCCGGATCGTCATGATTCAGAATCCAATACTGCCAGTGATGAGGGTTACGATGAATATGAAGCAGCCAAGCGTATTCATAATCCTGAATAACCTGATATGATCTATTCTTACCATAGAAATATTCATCATACGGCTCGTACTCATCTTCGGTATTCTTGCTACGATCATGATCAAAACAAATCTGCTGTGTTAATCTCAACTCCTGATAGACTGGCACAAGAGACGGTATTTTATAACGAATGAACTCAAACGCTTTCTTCACGCCATCTTTATGATCCTGCAAATATAAATCATACTCTCTGCTCATTTAACATTCTCTCCCTTTTCTCTTTAGCTTCTGCGTGCTTTAAATTATCATCTTCTCTTTTCAACTTCACTTCAACAGCGCGTAACACATCACTTTCGCTAATATGAAAAATGGACTTAAGGAATTCGAGACAAATATATGCATCTGCCATCTCTTCCAAAAGTCCAATCTTATCGTCATAACCACGAATATGTTTGCTTACTTCCTGCTGCAGTTCTGCAAATTCTTCCATTGCAATAGTACATTTAGTTTTCCAATTACAACGCTTAATACTTCTGCTGATAATATTCTTACGCTGCTTCTTAGAATAATGCGGAGCGTCTTTCAGCCCATTTACAAATCTTTCCCTATTCATTTCTTATCTCCTGTCTTTTTAGTATTTCTTTATATTCTTCTAACCATTCGTCCGGTATTGGCTCATCAACCAATGCATAACGACGCATAGCTTCGAAAAGGCTATCTTTTCTGTAATTATCACACATGAATTCCCATAAAACTCTAGGTATCACCCCTAATGGTGGTTTTGTTACACTCATTTCTTATCTCCTTTAAACTTGCTCCAAATATAACACCATGGTAGTTTTTTCCAAGCTACCACATCATACCGCTCACAGTAAATATCCGTGAATACACGGTAATCCTCAATCGGTGCTTTACCTGACTCGTACACTTTGTATCCGTCAAACACTGTCTGTCTTGTATCATTGATCCATCTCTGATCCCATTTACGAAAATATAAGTACAGGACTTTCGGCTCGTTCACTCCATACCCATCCTGTACTGTACAAAGATACCAACCGTCTTTTCTTGGTTTGAAGAAACGGTATGGTCTCCAAAAGTTAAATATCAATGTTCTTACCTCCAATCAGTATATTACTCATAATTTTTCTCCTCTTCTAATCGAATTCATAGTCTTCTGATTCATTCTGGTAAATCATGATCTTGATCGGCTTGCCATTGCTACCATCACTCTCAATGTGAATAATACCATTGAAATGCAAATAGTTATTGCCATCCGGATCAACCATTGTAAGACTCCCATCTTCTCTTTTATCTGACACTGAAATATTAATCGGCTCCAATGATTCTGCTTTCTTTTCACTTCCACTGCAGCCTACCAATCCAAGTGTAGCTGTAAATATAAATAATCCTGCTATAAATTTAGTCTTCATTCTCCTACTCCTTTTAAACATGTGATATAATACCAATACAAAGGTACCAACCGTCTTTTCTTGGCTTAAACAAACGATATGGTCTCCAAAAGTTAAATATCAGTCCTATAATCTCCTTTTTAAAAATGAAAGAGAAAAGACCCAGCTAAATTTAGCCGAGCCCTTACTCTAATTAGTGACTATAATCAAATATCAATCACCCGTATAGTTCCACAAGTTTCCATAAAATTCTCGTGCTTCCTTATATTCGTCGTTGGTAATCAATCCATCCTCCCTCGCTTTACTGAAAGCTTCTGCTCTCGACATCTGCACAGGATAAGGATTATACATACCTTCGAATTTGTTATAAAGCTCGTTCCATTCCATTCTTGCCTTTGTCATACTTTTAATCTCCTTTCTGACTATTAGTCATAAAAGGAACAGTTTTCATCGCGTAGAAAGAAAAGAAAAGGTCTAGTTATTAGACCAGTTCTTCCAATTGTTTAATTGCCCTCTCATACCGTCTGGTGAACTCACCAAATGTGAGAGTATCAGCCTCCGTATTGATAAGCTCATAATACTCGATGGCCTCCTCTGCGAACGAGATAATATCTAATACCCGATCATCACAGTGTTCAGCTAACTCTCTGTACTCACGACTTATTTTCTCTACGTCTTCAATACTTAACATAATAGTTCACCTTCCTTTCATTAAAGGACCAGTTTTTTTCGCGACACAATAATATAAACAATAGGACACCATTTCAGTTTTCATGGACTTCGTTTCCTAAAACCCAGCTACGTATCAAAGTAGCCCTACTCCCCCGCCCAGAAGGCATAGGTGCTAGCCTCTACAGGTTCATTTCAAAAATATAAAAGAGAAAAGACCCAGATGTTACTCTGAGCCTTTTAGCATTTTGATGATGTTTTCTAGGTCCACAATTTCTTGCTTCATCCGTTCTAACTGCACTTCTAGCGAATGTAATTTAGTATTCAAGTCTACGTTATCGCCACACGATTTCTTATATTTTGGATGTTCGTTCATGAATATATTCAAATTATATTCCTGAATAATATACCCATCTTTTTTAGAATTCTTGTCTGCTTTAAGTGCCCCATTTCTACACCATCTTCGTACCTGTTCTTCCGTTACATTTAGAAAACATGCAATATCTTTTACTTTGTAAACCATAAAATATCACTCCTTTCTATAATAGGAGCTGTAATTTTGACGTAGAAAGAAAAGAGCCCTAGTGTATTTCAACTAAGGCTCTAATCTTATTTAGTAATACTATGTCCTCTTCGCTCATACATATCAACGATCTTCATCACATGTCTTTTATTAAATTCCTCTGCTTGATCATCGCTTCTTAAACCTAAAGCATGTAAAGCATTATGCATATCAATTAAGTTTGCATGATAATGAGTCGCCATATTAAGTATTATCTTTTCAATTGTCATAAAATATCACTCCTTTCATAACAGGAGTTGTAATGTTCGCGTCTACTTCAGTTCATTAGTTTTCTTAATGCATTTAGCCGCATTCTTACAAATATGATAGTGCTCACAACTTACTCGAATATCCTTAACCTCGTTGAACAATACATTACATTCAGCGATGACCGGCTTAATCTTAGTACAGTGATCGCAAACACCTTCCAGAAAATATCCGTCGAGTTTAATATTAGTCATTTGGTTTCTCCTCTCCAATAACCAGTTCAGAATATGGCAGAGTCTCAATCCACTTACAGAACTCACGCCACTCATCAAGCTTATGGTTCTTCCTGCTATGATACATATTTGCTAGAACCTCATAATTCGTCATAACGTTGCGTGTCTGGTTATAACTGCTCGGAAGAAGTTGAATCATCTGCCACCAATATTTTTTATCTGTTGTTTTTAGATAAAGTTCGCGAAATACATTAAGATTTTCTACGGTAGCTTCCGTCATTCTTTTTGCGGAGTATACTCGACATGGGATACTCTCATTGGAAATAAGATGCTCTGTCGAGAAATCCTCCAATGTAAACTCTTTCTCCGCAATCTTGTGCATAGTACTGCAAGAGTTTGCAACAGTACCAACCTTATACGTATCAAATTCTTTCCACCAATATAAAGGCGCAGTAATTCTCGCATAAACTGGCATCATTCTCATAAACTTTCTATGATCTGTACCAGCTTTTGCTAATCGCTGCATAAGAGAGTGGTCGTTTTCGCCTAATACATATCTTTGAGTATTACCACACCATTCAGGGCTAAATGCACAATGACCTGAACACAAACCGGAATCGCAACCATATCCACTGTTGCTCTTCTCCCAGCTATTCATCGGATTACGCATTCCTTCAATAATAAATTCCATCTGCTCCGGACTTGCCAGAACTACATTTTCTATTTTAATCATTCGCAATATCCTCCAAGTTCAATATTTACGATTTCATCAGCATCGATTTCCAAAATTTCCACTTCAATATCAGAGATATCCTCAACAATAGTCATCCACCCTCTTGCAATTTCTTTTTCGTAGAGTTCCTTGATTATTAAATCTTTAGCTGCTTCTGCTGTATCTTTTTTCGTATAAATACCAAAAATATTTTCGATATGACCATAACCATCATAATAAGTGTTTCCGTGAACCACATATAACATCATTAATCTTCATCCTCCATTTTCTTTTTTCAGTTCATTACGTGCGTATGTACATGCCGAATCATTTTCGCAGCAAACAATAGTATCGTGTTCCGGAAAAGTTGTATAACCTTTATCAGAAACATAGGGTTTAAAATGACGGCAATTTTGACAATACGGTTCGACAACCAACCTAATCATTATGCGTACCCTCCGTCTTGCATTTCTTTTACATATCGTTGAGAATATCATCCTCTCCGACCATACACTGATCTATCTCTCCAAAATAATACGGACAACCATTACACTTCTTAAAAATAGATTCACTCATCACTTAGTACACTCCTTAATAAACTTAGTTATTTTATCCAAATCTCGTTTAAAATTCTTAATGTCTTTATCCTGTATTTCTCTCGGCTTATCGTTCCATAATTCTCTTCCTGATCTTTGTCCATAGAAGAAGTCCCATTTTTCAAGAATATCAAGAATCTCTTCTAAATCACTTTTAATCATTGGACGTTCTCCAATATCTTTAGTTTTAAAAGATACCTGAACATAATGGGTATGTTTTTTAGTTCTTAAATAACAGATGCGAAGTATATAATCACCACCATTTATAAAACTATGAAAACCTAACTTCCATACTTTAGAAACCTGATATGCGTTTCGACCTATCAACCCTTTTTTAAATTTAATCATCTATCTCACTGTCTCCAATACAACTTCTTTCTTACATTGTGGGCAATTGATGTACGTACCGCCTTTCGCGATACCAGGAAATCCACCCGTATGAACTGTTGTCTTAGCTCTAATATCTTCTTCCTCAAAAGAAAATAAGCAGCCACAATAATCACAACGCTTCTCCTGTTTCGTCCCTGGTTTAATAATTTTAATCATTTGTGTTCTATCCTTTCTTTGAATGCCTTTTTCTAAAAATAAAAGAGAGCCTTAGCTAAATATAGCCAAGACCCTCTATCCTGTTAAAAACCTATTTCTTTATATCCTTGAATAAATGCTACTGCCATTTCACGATTATGCCACATCTCCTTTCTAATCAGCTTATTATAGCGAAGAGTCTCGTTAGCGTCATTTAGCATTTTTTCGTTTCCTGTTAATTTAGCCGCTACCTTAGCCCCCTCTAAAAACCGGTTGATCTCTTTTAGTTTTTTGTAAGCTTTAATACGTTCAAACATAAGTATCATCTCCTCCTTTTTGGTTTTCTCATTAGAGGCTTTGTTTTAATCGCGAATTATTGTTCAAGAAGAATACTATCCAGTAAACGTTTCATAGCATTGGTGACATACGCATCTTTATCTACCATATTATCAAGCTCTTCATAAGGAAATACGTGTCTTAAGCATCTACCACTACTGTGATCAAATATACGGACACAAGTAGACTTTAAATCATCATAACGATCAAAGCTAATAGAAATACCATACTTTCTGCACAGTTCTATAATCTCTAACATAAACATCAATCCTCTAAATCGATATACTCTAATGAATCGACATACTCTTGACTCCAGAACCAATTAGTAAATGGGTTCTTACCCCAGTATTTTGCCGAATATACATTTTTATTCCAGTCATAAGCCTTCTCTATAACTTTTGACCTCGTAATATCTTCATATTTGCTATTAACACATTCTATCTGTTTAATAATAGACTCGCGTTGCATATGTGCTTTGTAAATAGATGTATCGACTCCAGTATGTCCTATAATAATAACTACAACTACAATGAATGTAGCAATTCCACCTAATAACATACAGACACAACCACCAACATCAAGACTGTCATATTTCCAGCTATCCTTAAACTTATAATGTAAAATAGCACCAGCAATCATCACAAATATACATAACAAAGTTATAACCATTTATTTTGTCTCCTTTACAATACCTAAAAATCTTACAGTCTCATCTCTAAGACACACCCAGTATCTCTTTCCTTTATATACAACTTCGTCACCGTCATAGTTATAATCCTTGTCCGGCTCGGAAGCATATGCTAATATCATTATTTTCGTAGTATTATTCATATTTCCAATTCTCCTCATCGATAAACGGCTCAATTCTTTTGTAAACATCACGCGGCACAAGATTCTTATACCCCCAGTCAAATAGGTTAAATAACGTCTTATTATATGATTCGATACATCCATAGTCGATACGCTTGTCACACTGATCATCCAGCATAGCTGCACAGTTATGTTTGGCTATTGCATTCAATAAAATCATATGATTTTTATAGGTGTTATTGTTTTTAAAATATAAAATAACCATTGCTATTAATATAAATACGTTAATAAATATCATCTCAGTTTCCCCCTTATGCTGACAGAAGGTCTTTAATACCCTCAAGTAATTCATCTTTGTCATCTTTGGCTTTCTTATCATTCTTGACCGCTACATCTAACGCTTCTTTTGCTTTAAGAACTTTGTCTTTGTTCGTAAATAATGTGTCAATAGCTTCATACTTAGCGACAGCGTCATCACGTTTCTTGTCAGCTGCCTCAATTTTCTTAAGGCACTCCTCGCGGATACGATTGATTTCTTCCTTGCACTCAAGACGAACACGAACTACTTCTGCCTCTGCGTTATTCTTAACTCTCTCAGCGTCACGACATACATCAGCATTAGCTTTAGCCACACGATCTGCATGAAATTTAGCGAATGTTTCCTGATCCATCTCTTTAAGTCTCTGAGAATATGCAGTCTTAGCTTCTGCATCAGCCTTAGCCAATTCTTCGCGCATTTTAATATCTTTAATACGTTCTTCCTCTGCAATACGATTAAGCTTAGTCTGATGAATCTTCTTCTCTTCCTTACGCTCAATATGACCAGCAGCCCAGTAACATCCTGCTCCCCCAGTAAATACTGCACCACCTACTACCATCATCCATTTTCCGATTTCTTTAATTTTAGCTGTGTTCATCATAGCTTTATCTCCTTTTTATTCCGTTATTTTTAAGCATCATCTCAAGATCACGAATAACCTCCTGCTGGTAATTCACAATTCCAATAAGCTCGTTGATTTTTACTACAAGCATTTTGTCGGTATGACCGTATTCATCCGCTACATACCATTCTTTATTAAGTCGTTTTACTTTTCGCTTTGCCACTATTACTCCTTTCTTACCAGATCGTAGTCAACCATACAGTCTGAATAACCCCTAGCATAAGCATTGTTTAACAGCATCATCATTTCAGATGCACGAATATTGTCGCGTAATATATCGACGTTATATTTCTTGTTACAAGCCCTTCGTTTTCTTATTAATTCAACAGCTGCTGCTAATTCTTCTTTAGATACCTCTATTTTGTGATGCTCATTTATGAATTCATTAATTACTGAAAATATAAAAGCATCCCCTGTTTCTTCGCAAGACATAATAACTCTGCTAGTACAATCGCCGACACTATAGCCTAACCCCGTATCAATACGTAGTACATCGTCTTTAATCGCTACACTCGGAATACCTTGAATATTAATTGGTTGTTTAATGTCTACCATACTTACTCCTTTTCAAATACAGTACCTGCTAATTATACTTTCCCAACAGCTATATTTGTTTTTCTCGCATACCTTTCTACAAATATCATTCTCTGTTAATACGTAATACAATATATCGTACTTGAAATTCCAGAAACCACCCTTTTTATGGTTCAATACAGCGGTGGTGTCTAGTTCTTTCAACCTTAATATCATACGTTCAATTTCCGAATTCTTAAGATTACCGATATGCACGCAAATATAACGAAAGAAATTCAATGTAGCGTACTGATCATGCCACATTGCTCCAGTAGCTTTTAGCTCTTTAATGTAGGAATCCTCTTTAGCAATATCATCAGCCACTCGTTTCATAGAATTCCAATATTCCATCGCCCGTGCTCCTTTCCAAAAGAAAAGAGAGCCTCAGCTAAATATAGCCAAGACTTCTCATCTCATTTCTTAAAATACCAGTGATCTAATTTAGGTACCCAATCAATAATACCTACTTTATGCATGTAAACATCATTAGCGTAAAGCACCCGCCGAATTACCCATATCGGTATAAACAGATATCTCTTTTTAATGAGTTTCATAGCATCCCAAGTATCGTATATTGGTTTACTTCCCATAATTACCACCCCTTTCTTCGTAACAGCATTAGTTTTCTTCGCGAGAAAGAAAAAGAGAGTCTCAGCATATTTCAGCCAAGACCCTCTGTCCTGTTACATATGAAATCCCATTTTGATTCTTTTGTCATTATCGGTCGATGAATCTTCTTGATTTTGATGTTCAATACCCGACATATCAATATTGTCATTTACCACCGCATCTTCGTTATGCTCACAGATATTCGCCACTGCTTTCCACACAAATGTGTCAATTGCAGTAGCTACCGCTTTGCCCATAAAGAATCCAAATCCAGCAGCAAACGCTACTTTTCTGATGCCCTTCGTATTCAACACCACATCATACCTCTCCATAATTATTCTCCTTTCAAAATAAATTTCTAAGTATCCATAACAGCCCCTGTATTTTTCGCGAAAAGAGAATCATCAACGTACGCTTTAGCAATCTCTAAATATTCACTAGGGTAACATCTGAGATTACCAGTAAATACCCCAGCGTCGATTTTCCAGTTTGATCTATATAGACCGAGTTGCTCCCATTTAGATAAATATGAATGACACTCTGATTTTGAGATTGAATCCTGTACCAAATCAATTACTTCTCGTACGGTCCATAAATCACATAATACGAACTTTATACACATTCTGAAAAATGTCTTTTCTTTAGCAGTCATACTGTATGCCACACCTCTCTTCATTGGTTACTAATATATAGTCATCGTTAGCTATGTTTACCAACATTGTATATTCATAATCAGTTAAACATTGTTTTGTAATACGTTTTGCCAGTACTGAATTTATTTCCTCTTGTGTATATTCAGGCAGTTTATTGCTAACATGTTTCATATAACAATCACCTCACTTTATAACGATTTTATGCTTTCCTGACGAATTTCTTAATACTTTTAATCCGGCTGATTTAATTTCATCAATTTGATTATTGTAGTCAATAATCTGTCGAATAGTTCCATGTATACAATTATCGTACATCTCATCAAGACGTTCTTCATAGTCTGATTTCCGCAACCATATATCCAGCTTCAATTTATCCTTATATCCACTGGTGTTTTTATAAGTATTCATATAATCGGCGAATATATCAGCAAAATTATTCATAATATGTATCTCCTTATTTTCTAACTATTCTTATTTTACAATAGTCCTGATCGTTATCAGTATAAACAACCTTATACCTATCATATAACCCTCTATATATCAGCCATTTATAAATAGCATCAAGCAGACCATTTTCATTACTTTCATACGATCCACCTATATCAGCACCATGTCGTACGGCTTGCTCTAAAATATGGTTAATCAAATCTATTTCTGTCTCGATAGAATTTAATGGTGCAGGTATTAACTTTTCATACTCTTCCGACATAATCAATATTTCCTTTCATTTTGTATCTATGAATTTACGCTCATTAAAATTCCTTTTCTGTGATAATGCTCGGGATATAGCTAAATCAATATTAGAATGTGATTTCAAGTGATAGTAATATAAATCGATGTATGGTGTATTAAGTCTGTCTATACGGCCACATGCCTGCAGTAACGTTTTATAGCTGTAAGTCTGAGAGAAAAATACAATACAATCAGTCTTAATGCAATTAAAACCTTCAGCACCCGAACTGTAATTGACTATATACACCCATCGTTCTGTCTCCGGTATTGCTTCATGAGCATGTCCTGAATATTCAGCAACTGCTACATCTTCTCCGTAATAAAGATTCTTTAAAATATCGCGTTCATAATCATACGAGTAAAATATAATCATTCTTGGATGTTCTTCAAACAGCTCCAGCAATTTTACTTGACGAGACACATCAGAATTAACAATCTTACGGAGAATATAACATAGCACAGAGGCTTGAGATATTGGCTCTTTCTTGAATGGATCAAAACGTGTCTTCATGACTTCTTTGTAAAACGGTTTATCATATTCGACCCAAACATCTTCATGATGTGGTATTGTGTGTCTTCTAAAATCCATATTTATAAGAATTCTATCTCTCAGACGAATAAGCCTTGTTTCATTTCTATACCCCGTCACACTTGGATAGCTAGTATAACGTGAATATATAAGATGATTATCTCTGAATTCTGTACGATTACGAAAGAAACCGTTAGCCACAAATACAGTTTCGTAGTCTTGCCAAGTATCACCGGGGCTTGCTGATAATATGATCCACTCATTATACTTAGCAATCTTAAGAAAAGCCTTACACCAAGCCCCTTTTCCAGTAACCTTATCCTCGTCAAATATAAAGAACGCATCCTTAATATCTTTATATTTTTTAACACATTGCCAACTATCTATCACTACCAAATTACCATACTTTTCAGTCACATGTGTCTTCTTATCTGGATATAACAGAAATGGTGTAAGCTCTTCTTCCCACTCCATATCATGTTTTTTCTTAGCAGTTGTTATAATATACAAGTCAGGTGGTTTCTTAGACATAGGCTTATAGGTATGATATCCCAAATACCCACCATATGTACTGAAGTAGTAATATAATGACGTTCTACTCTTACCGCTACCAGTACCACCGTTAAGAATACAACCAGTAAACATTCGGTCTATAGCTTGCTGCTGGTGTGGATATAAGAAGTCAGTCTTCCTTGTCATTAAGAATCTCACCTCTAAAATAATCAGTAGTGTATGGTTTATGCTGGAATGCACTTCTGGCTACTGGTAATACTCTCGAATTAGCCATATTGGCTCTTTTTCTATCGGAGATCAATTCACATATCGCCTTTTTGCTACCTTGTGTTGTATCAAAATTCAGTCTACTCATCTCCATATCCTCCCAGTGTTCTTTGATTTGATTGTGATTCTCCCTTCAATATGAAAACCTGACAACTCACAAATAGTGAATATAGTATCTAGTAGTTTCTGAAATTTAGCACTCTCATCTTCTGCTGCTTTAATAGCTTTATATGCTGTAGGATCAGAATAACCCTCCGCATTTTTTCTTAAGTTATCGCTCATCTTGCTTCTCCTAATCAAGTAATTCTGTATCTATAATCTGGAAATTTGCTCTGTGAATATAAAGAGGTTTTCCATCTATCATAAGTTTTGTCATTTTAGGTAAATCGTCTGGGATCTCCCAGTATACTTCATCACCAGAATATGCTGTAATAGGTTGACCGAGCTGCGATTTAATTACCACGACACGACTTTTACCAAACATGTTTTTGTATTTATTAACGACACCAGTAATACTAGTCCAATCGGTAATACTGTCTGCATAACTGTAAATATCATTCTGACTGAATACTGCATCGGGCTGTAATCCATTTCCTTCAAATATACATGTATCACCGCAGCTCTGAATCTGCTCCCCGTCGATATTAATCGTAATAACTGATGATAATTCGTATCCAGTAATGACTTCACCATCGCTACTGTATGATGTAGTTTCTACTGGATTACCAACAATATTTATTCGATCTCCGGTAGCTGTCATAACAATACTTCCATAATTATCGTACGTACGAATCGTATAGCTATTACCGATCAGACTGCCTTTAATATCGTTTAGTTTTGAATCGAGAATAGCACATCCAGAAATACTGAATACCATTAACATCATTAGAATTACTGCTGTCAGTTTTTTAATATTTTTCTTCATTAGTTTTCCTCCAAATATAAAAGAGACCCTCTGTTAAGAGAGCCCCTTGCTTTTATCTCATGGCTTGTTATCAGCGTTTACCACAATATAGCCGTCTTTGCTGCACCACATAACTTTGTCCGATAGAATATCTTCTGAACTAACTACACCACTGTCATAATTCACCTCATGCACCATAAATTTAAGTTCTTCAACGATATCATAGTCACAGTCAGGAATTATCATTAGTTCGTGTATAGATGAAGGTATCACAAAGTAGTCGTATCCAAGAGAATCACCAATCGTCTTGCGTACGTTATGATTTGCTATACAACCAGCGCCATATATGTGTTTTCTATTTGTAATAGCAAATAGTCGCATAACCTGTGGATCAATAGATAAACTTTTACCATATAGATTAGATGTCATCGCTGTTGATTTTTCTAAAAATGAACGAATGTCTGTAATATCAAAGAGTAATAGTGCTTCTTTATTCATTGCTGCCAACGCATCACGATACAGCTGGTTTACAGTAATATCCCAGTATTTCATAACGCTATTATTGACATTGAACGAATACATGCCCTCACCATCTGAGCCAATATTTACTGCGAAATATCCAGCCCAGTCACCTACATATATCACTGGTAAATCTTTAATGCGTTCTGGTTTAAGTTCAGGATCACACAAACGAATTCCCAATCTATCTTTGCAATCTTCGTATCTAATCAACATAATGACTCCTCCTTTTATTCTTCCCGTTCTTCTATTCTTACACGACCTCTCTCCCATAAATCTTCTCGCAATTTATCCATATCCAATTCACCTGATTCCCATTTCTTATAATAATTAATTACGTGTTCTGTGAACTTTGGAATCTTATCTGAATATGTTTTCTGCCAATAATGATCCATGAGTACTTCCATAGGTAATGTAAGCATCAGAACCATAGATGTACGTACTGCATCTTCTGTTGCTTCTTTTTTAACACGCTTAAGCTCAGCAGCAATTTTTTCGTTTACCATAGCTTCAAGCTGCTCTTCCGTTAAATTATAAGTAGCTGTCTTGTTTTTCTCTCGCTCAGCTCTACGCCTCTCTGCTCTCGTCATTTGAATGCCCACCCTTTACATTGTTACATCTTTCAATACAAATACAAATTCTACTAATAATACTTGATACTGACATGTAAATAAGAAGCGTGTACAGCATAAGTTCGATAAAAGAAATAAAATTCATCGTCTCTTCTCCTCCACAAATTCTCTTAATAATTTCTTAGCCGCTTCAACACCCTGGTTATAACGCACATTCATCGCATTATCGCCTGGTAGTTTAAGCTTGTTTAACTCTACAAGGACTTGTAAATATTCTTGTTTTTTCATACTACTTACCGCCTTTCTTTTTGTCCGGAGTGTAATTGATCGGTTTGTGTGAATATTCATTTACTGCCTGACCAAGACACTCATTACAAGGTTCTTCATCCTGCCAACATTCAGCCGATTTACATGTTGGACAATACTGCTCGAAATATACGATCTTGTCGATAAAGTCCATGTCACTCACCTCCTTCATCAATATGTACATCGGCGTTCTTTGCAGCATCACCTAATGAAATACACAGTAGCGTTATAATAATTCCGCAAAGGAATCCAATACCTGCTCCTACTAAAACCATTGTTATCACCTCCTAAAAAATATAAAAGAAAAAGCCCAAGCGTTATGCCTGAGCCTTCTTAAAATAATCACATGTTATCTCTGATACTAAATACGCCCTATATCTACGTAAAAACTCATACAGCACATAATCAGTTGTAAGTCCGCCGAGTATGCGATTTGCAAAGTCGTCAACCCACATAGTAAATCCTAAATCATCACGCGTTGTAATGTCGATTCGCAATGTGTTGTCTTTAACCCCACAATACACATGACCGTAGACCCTGTCCTTGATTTTGTTATAGAGATTCTTTGTGAATACTATTTCATATTCGTTCATCATATAATCCTCCTTTATTATTTTCATAAAAGAAGATGTTATTTACGCGAACATTGGAATCGATATATAGGTATGAGCCACTTACCATTGACCTTTGTTGCTCCTGGATATAGCCCTTTTCTACAATTCATACGTATCGTAGCTACTGGTACCCCTAATTTTTGAGATAGCTCTACCGCAGAAACCATCTTGAACGGACTATTTGATGACACTTTCTTTTTCTGTTTTACGGATGTCTTTTTAAGCTCTTTCATATATTCAGAAGCATAATAATTTGCCATTTCTATAGGATTAGTTGTATCGATAATGTCGTATCCGGAAAATATATCGCCAACCAGTTTAGTATGATTTGTTTTGTCTGACTTACACTCACGCTCTGCTTTCTGCTGAAATTTCTGTGCTTCAGTCATAGGCTGATAGCATGACATATCAATTCTACATGGATCAAGTAGATCTGGATAATTACATCCATGTGGGTTATTCCAGCCATATCTACAATGATCGCACTTTTCAAATCTAGGCATCTTTTTCTGCACCTCCGTTGTCTTCCCAACTATAATCGTTAAAAGGATGGTCTAAAAATATAATGTTTTCTGGATGCACCATATAAATCTGACCATTCTCTAATTCTACTATCGCTTCGCCTTCGCCGGTCCATCTATGGAATAACGCATTTGTATAATCTCCATATACCGCGAATTTCACCTGACAAGGTCTTAATGTATTTTCTATGCTTACTGCCCAGCTCATTAGTAATCTCCCCCCCTTACAGATATGTCAATATAATGTATATAGCTGTTATAATAATCATGATGAATGCTAGTATATTTATAACAGCATTAATGTATAAAAATATATTTTCTCCCTTTGTAAACTTTTTGTAAGAGAATCTTAATCTATCTATCGTGTCAAGACTCTTCGTATATAGACGACCTAGTTTATTAAGTGCAAACGCGATAACAACTAAAAGCAATGTAATCTTAATAAGCATCTCTATAACCCCCACTCGCCAATCGGTTCACCAACTGTTCCAGCAGACCCATCGCTATCTGTCGGTTTGAAATATGCCCCATCTAACTGAGGATACATGAACTCAAACATAAGATAATTTGCTGCATCTACTAAATATTCTGTATTTTTTGTTTCTTTATACTTTTCGATACACAGCTCATGTGTAGCTAATGCATCAACAAGTTTGTCTTCAAAATTTGTTCGAGCCGGTCCGTACTTATGAAAGCTAACCTCGACTCTATTTTTTCTAAGAGCATCGAATCTATCTGAATACTCTTTTTTCATATTTGGTACTGCCATTTAGTTCTCCTCTTTTATTTTTAAATATAACCATTCGTCTCCGGTTTCATATACACCAAGTGCCATGAGATTTGCCTTGTCAACACACCTAACCCTGTCTGATAATGTATGAGATTTATGACACAGGTAATATCCACCACAATAAATCTTCCCACGATCATGCATAACACATTTAAGTAATTCATTGGATACATGCACTGTAGCCCATAAACCGTTTTCTACCTTACTTATCTCGGCATAATCTAATACTGATTCTGGGCCATCGAACTCGTAATTCCAAACCACTGGTATTTTTTCTGGATAGTTTATTTCTGTATCCTTAGTTATTACGAAATCGTTAATGCTAACTCTGTCATACACGGCTACAGGTCCTTCTAAAACCATATCGTCCTCCTTCTGGTAATTATTGCACTCACTATCTCAGCTATCGTAAATAATGTGTGCACAATAAATATAAAAAGAAAAGACCCGATTAAGATTGCTCCCAATCAGATCTTCTCCTCTAACTATTTGTGGTTTTCAATTCGTACCTTACAGATATCGCCAACCATAGTCCCTAACGTTACAATACCGGCTGCAATAACCCAACCAGGCACCTTAATTGTTTTGTCTCCTCTTTTGAATTCCATAATGTTACTCCTTTCTAACTTTAAATAGTTTCATAACAGCATTAGTTTTCTTCGCGAATATAACTGTTTGTACATACACTATAGCAATTATCTTCAGCTATAATGACGTGATCTAACATACGAATTCCGACTAATACCCCTGTTTCTTCCATTCTTTTTGTCGTAGTGATATCATTACTACTAGGTTCGCTATCTCCACTAGGATGGTTGTGAAGTAATATAATATTAACAGCATTAGCCAGTAGTGCCTTCTGATAAACCTCTCTAGGAGATACCACCGATACATCGACACTTCCGTGAGAGATTTCAATTACAGCAGTCAGCCTACAACGTGTGTCTAAACATAACATGTAAATATATTCCTCGCTCTCTTCATGGAGTTTTAGGTAACCCTTAGCGAAGCTTACTACATCAGAAGCGTAACGAAATTTGTTTTTCATCTCTGGATAATTTGTACTTGATTCTTTAATTAGTACTGCCTTATTATCCTTTAATTTAGTTTTGTACTTATTGACTCTCACGTTCACACCACCCTTTCGTGTATCATTAACCTTTCAATTAAATACCGCTTTTTTCATTTTGTTTCACCACTTTCTGCTGAGGTTTCTGTGTCTTAATCTCCGCTCTTTCCCCTGTATTAGCCCACTCACATGTCAACTTACCGTTAAGTCTTCCTGCGTATGTACATTTATACTTAAGTCCTGTACGCTCGTCTACGTAAATATCACCTACAGCCCCCTCAATATGTCCTCCTGGTACACCATGTCCTTTAATTTCTGCCATTATGTTAATCTCCTTTAATGTAATTATTTTTTTTTGATAGCCTCATCCCGTATATCTCTATTGCTACCTCTCATGTCAGTCCCCCACTAATATAACTAGACCGATTCCCCGTGCAGGACTAATGAATGTAATCCCAGTCTTCAGCTAAAATATCGTTAATACTTGGTACCCACATAGCATGACTACCATTTACCATCTTGATCTGAAGATACGGCTCACATTTGAATAAGTCACCCTCCTTTAGTCCCCATGCTTTAGCAGTCTGCATATTACATGGAATGCCGTCTGGATATCCTTTCTGATATACAACGAACATGTTTTTGCCATTCCATCCATGTCTGAATATCTTTTCACCTGATTTTACTTTTTCTAATGCCTGTCCAAAATTCATATTCTTACTCCTCCGGATATTCTTCTTCAGCATATTCTGCTGCAAATCTATCAATATTCTGAACTACTTTCATTGACTGCAAATAAGCTGTTCTAAACGAATTTCCATTAATCTCCTTATCATATGGCCTGATGTCCAGATTTACTGTTGCGATATCAATGTCGTCCAGCAGTGCTACAGTTTCTTCATTAAGTTTACGATGCGATTTTCCTGACTCAACGTACACCTGTGGTCCATGCTCGTTGAATTTAACCTTGACTGGTAAATAAATAAACGGAGATTCTCCCTCTACTCTCGGTGCTTTAATCTTAACGTTCCAACCAGCACCAAGACGGTTAACATCGCTCATAAGAGCATCCGCCATCTCTTCACCTGTTACTTCTCTTACTTCAGTACCATCATCGATTGTGCCACCTGTAATAAGTAATGCGAAGTTACGGTCTCCTTCTTTGTTGAACTTACGGTCTTCTCCTCTGAAGTTCTTGAATACGATTCTTGCGTCGTTGATCTGTAATACGTTTTTTGGTGCAAATACTAATTCCATAAATTTAAATCTCCTATTTCTTCTTTTTTATTTGTTTGTTTTTTGGTTTATAAGCTTTGTAAATATAAATCAATGATGGCCATAAGCATCACCCCTTTCGTTGCAATCAAAGTAAAAGAAAAGAGCCTAAGTCATTTTGACCTAAGCCCTTCCGAATCTGAAAATATCAATATTTACTTGTGTTTAAACCATCTAAAATCTGGGTTCACACAGCGAACACCCATCTGCACTCCTCCTATAGATGTGAGCAGTATCCCCAACAATAATTTTTTATTGTCATCAGATAACTTTCCACGATAAATCCCAACAGAGTCGTGTATCATGACCATTCCTGTCCCTCCGATTATAGCGTCTAAAATTTGCATTTTCGTCATATCTTTATCCTCCTTGATCTTTCTATAACAGCCCAAGAAAGATTCGCGAATTAGCTTTTATGCGCTACAAAGCAAGCAATACGATGAATTCTCTCCTGCTCTGATTTTGGTAAATCGTGAAATAAAGTGAATCCAGTAGCGCCGTTATAATCATCATGAAACTGATCATAATATTGGCTACATTTCCATAAGTCCGGATAATCGTTCTTATACTGTACAAGCTCTTTTGATTTCTTATCATAAAGCCTGTCACTGATAACATTGCTATCCAACTCATAATAAATATAAGAATGTACTAATATAAACCTTTGAAGAAAGTCTATGTATTCCTGTGTTGTTAAATTATCCGGTTTCATAAACATACCTCTATCAATTAATAAAATGGTAATTCATCTACATCTTCGTCAAATGGTACTTCTTCTGGAGACCCTTCTGGAATATTCATGAACGCTGGCTCTTTTTTCTTCGGAATATATGGATCATCAGATACGAACCACTCGAAGTCAACGTACTTATTAATGGTATCAACAGCATCATCTACTAACTTAGTAAAATATGATGTATCGATAAACTCTTCGTTAACACCTCTAATAGTTTCAGATTCAAGCCAACGATACCCGGTTGTTCCAGACGCAGCTGCTCGTTTACCCTCATCGACACGATACATTTCACCACCGCCGTGTCCTGGTTTAATTGGGCAGAAATGACCGACACGTCCTATAAACTGATAACTATGACCTTCTTCAATCTTTTTGTTCAATTCTGAAGCCATCGATTCGTACATTACATCGGATATTTTACCCTGTTTGTATTTTGACTTTAGCTTATCAAGATCATGCTCGTATCCTTTCACATCTGGTAATGATTCGTTCATATCCAAATATAACGCACCTTTTGATGCTGAGAACGTATCACACAAATCATCGAATACAATCGGTTCATGACTGAATAATGTCTTAAATACATATGGCACTGCAAATTGGTCACCAGTAGCCGTCCACTCTCCGTCTGTTGTTTTAGCAATATAAACGGCTTTATTAACTAAACAGAACTTCTCAAACTCCGCCTCAGTCTCAAATGAATATCCGTACTCTTTACCGAAGTCAAGAACAAACTGCTGGATTTCAGGTGTAGCATCTGGTATCTTTATTGAGTCTGTTTTAATATGAGCAACTGTGAATCCGCGTTTCTGTACCTCTCGCTTAAGCAATGTCATAAATAACGCACCACGTTTAGCTACGATATTATCGATATTACGATCATCTCTGAAGGCACACTTATATGACGCTTTAGTCTGTCCATAGACTGAATTAACTACTGTCTTCAAAGCATTAGCAAGCATCTTCGTTGTAAGTTCACCATCAATAACCTTCTGAATATAAGGTTTGAGTTTACCGTCGAATAATCTATCAATAACGTTCCATGCCTCATGTTTAATAGATACACGTCCGTCAACAATATCTTTAAAAGCTTTCGTGTACTCAGGTCCAAGTAGAACCTCTGCAATAATACTTGATGGATGCTGTCCGGTTACATCACCATCCCATACGGCACCATAGAATCCAGGTTCTGAATATACGCGTCCGCCCTCACCGATTTCTTCTCCTAAATATGTAGACTTTCCGTTCTTATATTCATATCCTGGGAAGAACGGTAATATACTCCATCCATCTGGCAATACTTCGTATGGGACATAATCCCGATACTGGGGCATACCATCTGCATCAAATACACGAAAACGGTAGTCATGTCCAAACTTCTCGAGATATTCTTCGTACTGGTCACTACCAACCGGAAGTGCAAGATTACGGTAATTGAATTGAGTCTGAGGATTCCGATCGTTACCAAATATAATTCTCTGAGATAAACTATTGGTCGAATCATTAACTGTCATACCAGTAATATCAGCTAGGATTTCTCTAGCAATCCAATCACCTTTTAAATAACAGAACGCTGCTTCCGTTGCAATGACATCGTTTACACAATAATCTGCTACTAACCCCCATTTTTCTTTTGGTACAGGCTCATCCCACGGCAGTCCCAACTCTTGATGATGTGTTCCAGCTTTGATGACTGCGATTTCATCATCTGAGAATCTATTTTTTCGTAACTTGGACTCAGACTGTTGGCTCATTTCGATTTCCAATTTCTTAAGACTCTTCTTATTACCTGCTGACGCGAAATCATAAATATCAGTGTACGATAGATTATAAGCTTCACCGAATTTAGCTTTTCGACTGATCTGCTTGTCTTTATTAACAAGTCTTTGTGATAAGTCATATAACTGGGGGACCGTATAGCCCATAAGACATGCATAAATCATATGATTATCGTATTGTCTATTGTTGAACCCAACAAGTTTGAACTTAATAAGTTCCTCAATATCTGATGGCCTAGGATTAATCAATCTTACGACTGGTTTGCCTAATCCCTGAATCTTATAGCATACAAGAAATAGATTCGGAAATACCTCAATATCGTAAAATACCAAATCTTCGTTGTTGCTATCATTAGATACTTCACTAGCATTCTCAGATTTAAAATGCATAGCCGCTACTAACTTAAGACATGTATCTGACTGATTACTGCTATCTAACGCCAAAGCGTAAATAGCGTTCTTCATATCAGATACGTCGTATCCCATACCGCTCTCGTATGCTTCCTCTAGTGTCTTATAAATCATGTCAATACTTGGTTTCGTATTACACATAATCTCTTTATTAATATGTCGTTTAAGAATAGCCCTCAGATGCTGCTCATTCTTAATACAGTCAAAGTTTCGCACTTTCTTTACTCCTTTCAATGGCAACCCACTACTAATAGTTGCTACTGGAAGGTCGTTACACTTCGATAGCCTCCTTCTTAACGAACTATTACCAGTGAACACCTTTACTTCAACATCATCTGTATAGATTCTGCTGAGTTTGGTTACATCATCCCCTGCATAAATATAATGAAGATGAATACCATTGCCACCCTTACTTATTTCGGCATATGTTGGAGGCCATTTTGACGCTTCTTGTAGATTCTTTTCAAAACACTTATTACCATTCTCATCTTTAATATCGAAGTCAATTACAATATGATTCTCCGGAACACGTACATAATGGACTTTAGATGTGTCAAGATCTGATAACTTAGTAGTTACATTCTCCCATTTCTGTAATGGTTTCTCAGAGTCTTCTGTAGTTGCATACTGAGCTGTACAATCAGAACACATAGAATCAAAAAGAGAAGCCTGCTCTTTGAAATCAATCAAATGAACCTGCTCCTCTTCTTTTTCCTTAGGTCTTCTACCCATATCAGCATCAAATATGCTCGTTCGGAATCCACTATAATAATTAATCAACTTTGTACCATCTTCCTGATCGATACGATCTTCGTAATCCCAGAAATAGTTCTTTAATTCTTCTTTAAATATACGCTTAGAAAATGGCGTGAATACCTTAGCCTCCTCTACATACTGCTTATACATTTCCCATGCTGCTTTTAATGTGGTTCCATCCTGCTTCTTAAACACACTATATGAGTCGCACACAAAGTTATAGAAATCGTTAGACGCTGACAACATATTCTTAGGAATATAATCGTCGTAATATTCCGTATCATCTTTGTAGACCTGTAAACAATGATATGCGATTGCTCCAAGTTCAAACGGTATCTGCTTAATAAGTCTACGATACTCCCTAACGCCAAGTTTTCGTCCAGATGGGGTTACATCAATCAAACGTCTTAACAAACCTGATTTACCGTCTGTGATTTTGACTGGTCTATTCGTACCAACAAATAAGAAACACTTGAAATGTGTCTCGTAAATACCCTTAAACTTTTCATTGATTGGCATTGTTTCGTGAGATACAAGCGAGTTCAGTCTAGTATTATCTTCGATACGTGATAAATCACCATCATGCTGAATTGCAACCAACGGTGATGATTTAAAAGGTTCCAAAGCAAATGCATTATTAGCCTGTCCTAAAGCCTTAGCGTCAAACGAGCAGTAATACCCATCGAATAATTGTTGTATCACATTTAATATAGTAGATTTACCGGTTCCGGCAGCACCGTATAGAACCATGAACTTCTGAATATAACGCGAGTCACCGGATACGATTGCTCCGATAACCCATTCTATTTTATGACGCTCTTCTTCATCATAAAGTGTACTGATAACTTTATTCCAAGCGTCAATACTGCCCTCAACTAACGGATAGTCAAGCTTCTTACTTGCATAAGATTCTCTTGTCAGTTCACTATTCGCAAATATGAGCTCTTCATCAAGTTCATGATAGTTATCACGCATCTGCTTTTGACAGTACTTATGAAACTTATCGATCATTCCACTGTCAGCATCCCACATGTGCTTAATAACTGGTTTACCTAAAATATGATCATTGTGGTCTTCAACCCATCGTTCCATTTCCTGATCGACAAGTCTTGTTACATCATCTTCGTCTGTAGACCACAATTTTTGTTCATCGTCCCATATAGCATAGAAATCTCTACCTCTAATCATGAGATCTTTGGATTTCTTCATAATGAATTTAGGGAAGACTTCTGTGCACATTTCTTTTTCCTTCACTTTAGTAGCAATAGTCATAAAGTCTAGCATTTTAAGCCCTCCCTTCTTGATTTATAGTTTCATCTAGCATTATTAAATTTTCCTTTACATTATACGATTCAGATACCATAACATCTGAGTCCACGTACTTACATCTCGTAAATCCTCCTCTGCATGTGGGACAACAAACAATCCACCATGACCATCGTGTGTATAACGTCTATCTAAGAACCGTTCTACAATACGGTCTGCTTCTTCTTCGTCGAAGTTATTATCAGTCATCCCACCGAGTCCTAAGTTTGTTATCATACGCCAGAACCATTGAACTGTACGATCGCCTACAGCTGGGTCTGACATAATATCCTCACAACGATACGCTAAACCTAATATCATTTCGAGAACACTACACGGACCATCAAGTTCGTCGCCTATATCAATATGATTCTCATAAGCGAAAGTCCATCGCAAACCTTCTTCGCCGTCTTCTGTACGGTTTTCATCATCAGGTAGTTTCCAACGATACTCAACAGAATGTAGAAAATGCAATAACTTACGATATGAATTTTCCTCTGCAAATCTGTTATAACAAACCATGCTGTACATCCAATCGAAATATTCTTCTCTTAAATTACTCATCCTGCTCCTCTAAATAATCGGAGAAACCACGATACTCTTTAAGAATTTCATAATCGATCTTCTGTACGTCATTTCTTACATATACAGCATCTGGATCATTCTCGTCGTCTCCGAAATGTGCCATGAAGTCATCTCCGATGCAATCCTCTACGTTGCCGATAATCTTCTTGTTGTCATTAGTTACAGTTCCGTCTGTCCAATACCACAATGTGACAGTGATGTTATCTGTAGCACCAAATTCGTGCCCCGGAATAATATAGATGTTCTCATTCTCATCTTCATCTGTATCTTCTACAGTATTGTCAGTCACTGCTGTTTTCTCTACACGTTCTTCCGACTCTGTAGCATAATCATTTTTCTTGATTACTTCATTAACAGCTTTAAGATCTTCATCCAGTTTAGAAGCTTCGTCCATTTCTTTTTTTTTAGCGTAGACTTCCTTCACCGACTCAATCTCTTGCTTAGAGACCTCCTCATAGTGTTTCTTTACAATAAATATAGATGTTACTGCGCCTACACCTGCACCGATCACAAAAGTTAATATGCTATTAATCATCGATTTGTTCATTATTCATTCTCCTCTTCTATTTCATCGACTCTGATAGTCATTACTGTTATCGCCAACCCACCGAAAAATACGGACATAGAAATAAGTATTCCACCAGCGATATGACGATTCTTTTTATTCTTTAATATACGACCTAAGACCGCAAAGTTTTTCTCCAATCTCTCCATACATACGCCACCCTTCCGTATGGGTCTAAGATTCAAGCACAACAATACCCCCTACAAAACATACTCCTGCTAAAGTAACAAATAACACTGATAATCCTCGCATCATATGTCACTCCTCCTTTTCTGGCATAGCATTCTTAAAAATATAAGTTATTTCACCAAGTGTAATCCCTTTGATCTGTCCCAATCGAAACCAAGTATCCACTGTAGCAATACCAACTCCAAGTCTTTCTGCAGTTTGATCCATTGTTTCAAATAAGGTATATAATTCTGTTATCGACTTATCCTCAAAATTATTTTCAAGAATAAGTATAATAAGCTCTCGTCCGGTCATGTCTGTCACTCCTTTCTAAAAACCTCAGCCGATGCTGTCAACACCGAACTGAGGGAAATCAAACATGTCACGATACGCATTTCCTGAATAATATGTATCTAAACCTGCCATTCACATAGCGTTAAGAACGTTACCATCTACATTAAAGTCAAGTAAAATACTTCTTTCAATACCGTTTACAAATCTACGGTTAGCTTCATTGTGAATATTGTAAATACCGAAATCGATTTTACTTACAACGTTCTTATCGTAAACCCAACCAATGGTCTGACCGTATGACGTTTTGTCAATACCAAGCATCTCGTATACATCGTTTAAGAAGAGGTAGCCCTGTTCCTCAAGACGATCGTTAGCGAATCTCTGCTGCTGTTTCAAGAACATAAGATTGAATTCAGGATTTTTTGTCCATCCACGACAAGTCTCGTCAAAGAACTTAGCGTAATCACTATAGCTATCAACATCGCATACATCCACGTTCTTTTTAACTTTCTTTTCTTTACCTGTCTTTTCATCAACGACGGTTTCTTCTACTTCCTGCTTATGAATATTGTATCTAAGCTCACGGTCAAGCTCGTGACCGAAACGTTCGACAACTCTTCCACGATAATCATTGAAATTCTTATTCACCACTTCATAAGCTGCAGCAATTGCTACGTTACGTTTCTTGAGAATATTGTGTCCGGCAAGAATAGCTGTGATTGACAATGTTCCAAGTGCTATGGCTGGAGCATACAGTTTAAGAAGGGCAAGTCCTTTCTGTGTATACATGATAGTCAAATCTTTTTGATAATCTTTCTCTGTATACTTCTCGGAATACCCGTTTTCTTCAACATATTTTTTCGTCTTTGCAATATGTTCTGTGTTCTCTGCTAACACCTCATCAATTTTAGTTGTAGCTTTACATGCCATAACTGTAGTAGCGATTGTTCCGCCAACTCCTGCTACTACAAGAATCTCTGGAGCATGTTTTTTCATTTTGAAGGCAAGACCGTTAAGAGATCTGCTCAAATTTGCTGGTAATTTAATGTTTTTCATATTTTTGCATCCTTTCTCAAATAAATTCTTTTACTTTATGTCCAGCTGCTTTTACGAACTGCACGACTGGAACTTCCAATTCTTCTAAATCAGATAACATTACGTATCCCCATTCCCATTCGAAAATATTGCAGTATCCATATAGCAGCCAATCTCCGTCTGCTTTCTCTTCACCCTCAGTAATAATCCATGTTCCAGGACCTTCTAAGTTAAAGAACATAGCTACGATTTCTGCGTTTATACCTTTCCCATCTTGTGAATCTAATGGGAACTTCTCAAAACGGTTTCGCAGCTCGTAAGTCATAAGTTTACTCATAATGCTACCTCCATTTTGAATTAATCAATTGGCATAGCTTTCGGTAACCGGATATAGAAACCGTCCCTACCTCTGATTACCTCTGCTGTTCTGAGATTAAACCAACCGTATTTACGAGCTGTAAACGGTGCTTGTAATCCTGCCAGGTCATACATGTCTGCTACTGTTACAAGACCAAATCCACGATCCCCATCTACAAGGTCTCGCATCTGATCAAGTACAAGTTCTGCATCACCACGAGAATCGAACGAAATATCGTCGTAATCGAATCGTCCAGCCATGTTTGCGGTCTTACGCGGTCTGTCGTTTCGATCGTCATAATAACTACGATACGGAGTTCTTCCATCGCTGCGACGCTTGCCGCCTTTTTCACCAAATAAGATCATTTCAACGACATCTACTACTGCTTTCTTAAACGTAGGAATAAGCACGTCCATAAGTACATAATTACCAACATTAGAAGCGTCATCAGAAACGATAAGTCCAGCAAATTTACGAACCTCATTCGGTTTGGTTTTGGCAGTACCAGTAATGATTTTATCTACCTTTTTCTCTTCTTGTTTGCTTTCTGATGCATTTGTTTTCATTTTATATTCCGCCATTTATCTTCTCCTTAACTAATCATTTTGATTTCTCCCGGTAATGTCACCCTAGATCCAGGAAGTCTATTGTTCTGTTTCTTAAATTGATATGAGAGGTTACTCTTAGCTTTCTTAGCTGTTGGAGCTATAGTTTCTCCACGCCATTTTGAAGCCACCACTGTATCGAACAATAATACTGGTCCTTCGTAGAAATACTTGTGCATCGATTCACCTCCCTTCAAAAGAAAAAAGAGAAGCCCGAGTATTTCTACCCAGGTCTCCTCCTGTGAACTTAATTATTTAGTTTTCTGATTCTTTATCAATGACTTCTACATCCTCTTCTGGAACGTCAATGACTTCTGATTCTTCCTCCGGAACATCGATGAAACCGATATGAAAACGTCTTTTCTTTTTCTTCGGCTTCTCTTCTTTGACCGCCTGCTCATCTTTGTGTTTCTTAATCTTGTTGGATACTGCTTTATACGCAGTTACACCACCCAAAACTACAGCTCCACCGATAATGGCTCCAAGTCCAAGACCGGATCTCTTTTCATCGTTTTCTACTGTCTCATCGAAAGTTTCCATTGGTTCAAGTTCTGTCACTTCCATCTCCATCTCTTCATTTCTTGTTTCTTCCATTTTAATATCCTCCTTATACTAACTTGTTATCAAGTTCTCATAACACCCCATGTATTTTTCGCGAATTAACAAAGATTATCAAATCCGTATGTTGGTCTAGCCATAAAATCAACAACTATATACGCTTTACCATCGATAACTGTGGCTTCACTTAAGTCGATTTCAATGTCGTCTTTATCAATACGCCAGCCGATATCATCACTTACTCCTGTATGAGGAACACCTATCTCGTCATAGAACTGTGACAAGGATATATACATTTCACTCATCATAGCTTTATTAAGTCTATTAACAGCTGCATCCAGATCATTCTTACTGGACTTAAATGGCTGATTACTCATCGCATCGATAAACCAAGTGTCAGTGTCTCCGTTCACAATAATCTGGGTTTTCTTCTCATCAGATGTGATATCTTTAACTTTATCTTCTGCAATCTTCTGCTTAATTTCTTTTACTTTTTTCTCTGAAACAACTTCTTTTGTCTTGTCTTTCAATTCTGAATAAGCTGTCTCAGAAATCTTGTACGCGGAATATAATGCTGCATGTCTACGTGAATGTACAGAATTAGCCCCAATCAAACATGCTGCAGACGCCCCGGTAAGAAGTGCTACAGGCAGATACTGTTTCCAAGTAACTTTAACAACCTCTACAGGTTTAAGCTCTTCAACTTTCCGTTCTTTCTTTTCTTCTTCAATTAACTGTAGTGCTTTTGGCGTGACTTTAATTCCGACAACTACTGCTGTACACATACCCGCAATACCCAGCCCCGTAAGAATTTCAGGACTACGTTTTTCTACTTTTTTGCATACCATTTTGAAATTACGTTTAATGTTTTCTTTACTCAATTTAAATATCTCCTTTTAATGTTTTGCAAAAGAAAAGAGCCTAAGTCATTTCGACCTAAGCTCCCTGCTAATATTATTCTTCTTCTGAAGTTTTTTGCCTTTCTTCAAGAATGTCTGCCGCTCTTTGTGCAACTTCTTCGTTCTGGTCTTTGGATAACAGAACACTTACTACAAAGCTCCCTGCTCCACAAACCGCTGATGCCACCGTTAACAGCGCTTTCTTGTCAATTTTCATTACCGTACCTCCTTAAATAATATTTCATAACAGTCTTCGTTCCTTTCGCGAATCTGTCGTATAAAAATAGCACATAGTTCCGTCACCTACGTACTAAAATAAAAAGAGAATACTGTGTAGCTAGCTATTAAACTGCCAGTCCTATTTCATACCTCCCACCTGGATAGGTTCTACACACCCATAGCCATTAGTCATTTAATAGTTCATTCTCTCATAATAGCCCTTGTAATTTTCGCGAAAGAACAAGAGCATAAGTCATTTTAACCTAAGCCCTCGTCTACAGATTACTGTTTTTCGGTCTCCTTTCTTACGAGTTTTTCATTTAAGTCGTCTTTCTTATAGAACCACAAGTACTCCCCGCCAAGGAGAGCGGCTATCAAGATGAAATAACCTTTCCAGTGTTTTTTCATCCATATCCAACTATCCTTATTTAGTTCGTACAGGTCCTTCCAAAATGTTTTAAAAGATTTAATCATATCAATTCCTCCTTAATTAACATTTAATCTGTGTCATAAAGGAGTACGTATTTTTCGCGTCTATTGGTATTCTTCATTAAGTGCTTCTTCAGTTGGCATAAATGCAGTCTCAATAATATAACATTCAAGTCCATCATCCATCGTTACTTTTCTATGATTAAAGTCAATCCAAAAAGTTTCATCATAGTACATGTTCCAACCTACTTTCTCACCATTAGGTGTCGGATCTAGTCCGAGATACTCGTAGAACTCATTAAGACATACACAGCCGCCTTCAGTAACAAAAATACGATTCAGATGATACTCTGCCTGCAATACCTGTTCTAACGGAGCGTTAAAATATCGTCTACCGTATGCATCATAAAATAGTTTAGGTTCGCTATAATCGTCTTCTAAATATTGAGAATAGCATCCAAAACCGCTCTGAACATAAGGATATACTTCATGTGCATTTTCAACAGCAAGTGCTTCGACTACTTTCTCATGCGCTTCCATGCCATACAACTCAATAACTTTCTGACGATACTGCCGGTAGCTCTGTTCAATAAAAGCATATCCGCTTGCTAATGATGCCTGTTGTTTCTGTGATAATATATTAGCTCCAAATATACATACAATCGTAGCCACTCCACATGCTACTGACGGGAAATATGCTGGTGCTATAGTCTTTACAACTTCCCATTTTGAAAGTTTCGTACTTTTCTCTTTTTCAGCTTCGTCTATTAGTTTTAAAGCTTTTGGTGTTTCCTGTACTGCCATTACTGAAGTTGCGATAACACCAGCTCCACCTAAACATGTAAGAATAATAGAAGCTGTATTCTTGCTAAATTTTGATTTTTTCATACCATTGTTCTCCTTTCTTTACTCAATTAATTTATCTATTTTGTATAAAACTGCCTCACTAATATCACCTTCAAGACTGATGTTGAAAGCAATACGTTTATCAACTGTTTCGATACCTAGTTCCTTAATACATATGTTTGGTTTGCATCCAGTTGATTTATATATAGCGTTAGAAATCAGCTTACTGACAATACCCCGCATCACCCTGCTGTGTAACTTGATTCTCATCTCATCCATGTCCTACCTCTACTAAAAAGAAAAGAGTCCAAGTCATTTTAAACCCGAACTCTTTCGCCTTAATATCAACAGTTACTACTAATGTCTTCTTCTAACTATTTCGGCTGCTCGTTTGGCTATAGCTTCATTTTGTGCTTTATTAAGTAGTAGGTTTACTACAAAACTTGCTGTTCCAAATACAGCTGAAAGTCCATTGAGTGCTATAGTTTTGTCGATTTTCATATCATAGTACCTCCTTAAAATATTTCATAACATCCCATGTATTTTTCGCGACTCAGATTATGCGTCTATCAAAACTTGTTTCCCATCGTTCTCTGGGTATAGGCTTCATTTTCAATGCCCACATAATCTGCCGTATCAATACTGTAGGGTATAGACCGTTTGCAGATAGTCCGCCACGCTCGTTAAAGAATTGTCGAAACTTCTCGTGTAAATACAGCTCATCTACAAGCCACGAATCTATCTCGCCCCACCAAGTTCTTTTAGTAACAGGATCGTAACGCTGTTGGATAACAGCTAACCCATCATCTCCTATTCTATATAAAGTACATTTGCTATAAACCGGATGATTACACTCGTAAACAACACCATATGACGCACGATATATCTCCGGTTTTTCGTAATGGTATCTCATTGTTACTCCTAAGAAAAAGAAGAGTCCTAGATTTTTCTAAAACCCCTCCATTTTGATTTGTGAACTACTTAATTACTTTTTTCTCTTTGGGAGAATATCAGTGATTGCAGCACGTGTCCACACATTCTTGAAGACTCCTTCTTCCTCATACTTCGCGGCAGCTTTTACGCCCCAAACCGGGATCATGATGCCACATGCAACGACCTGAACACCTGTCAAAATATTCTTAATAAGTGCGTCACGTTTATCGTGTTTCAACTGTTCTTCTTTCAAAGCATATTCAGCCTCCTTTAAAGCGTTCTCTGCTTCTTTGCTGTCATACTTCTCCCGAATCTCAACTTCTAAACGTTCCATAGCGTTATACTTATCAAGAAGTTTTGCCAAAGCTTCCGTAGCTGTCCCGTGTTCCTCTGATCCGACATCAAGGCGACTAATCTCCCCGATTGTACTTTGGATTTCCTCTTCTAATAATGCTTTCGTACTCATACTGTACTCCTTTCTTGAATCATAATTTACTAGTTCCATAAAAGCAGACGTTATTCTCGCGTAAGGATAATTTCATGCAGCAATTCTAAGTCCTGGTCAGTTGGAATACGTACATTAACAGTGGCAAGATCCGGTTGATCTTCCATGACAATTACTTTGAAATATCCGTGTCCAGTCTTATGTTTTCTGACAGTTAAACCAACGCACATTCCAATTACGATACCAAGTACCATCATCGATATGTAAATCATTTAATTACACCTCCTTTCGAAAGAAAAAAATAATAGAGTACGGAATCGAACCGTCGTGACACCATATCTGATACCACTGACCCAGCGTCTATTATTTGTAAACAATTGTTTCTCATAATATACCGTGTAATTTTCGCGAATTGTTTTCTCAAAAATCCAACCGGGAAATTTTCATATTCGAAATATAACATTGATTCTGGTCACCCCCGTACGAAATTCTAATCTAGGTTAGAAATCATTTTGAAATTAGTAACTGTATATGTTATACTGATAAGACAAAACACAAGGAGGTAACTGTTATGTCAAACACAGAAGCTTTAACTTTTATTGAGACATTTGAAGACATCGGTGATATATGGACCGTCGAGCAGGTGATGGACGTGTATGGTGATACTTCGTTAGACGATGCTATTGCAGATCGTAAGGCATCTTTAAGTCATCTTGTAGATATTGCAGAAACGGTATTGAATAGATAAAAAAAGAGCCTGAGAATATCCCAGACTCAATTCTGTTAAACTATTAAGGACGTTACTTTAATGCGTTGATAAGTAACATATCAAAGAATGCTCTATCTTTACACATACTTATTAGTCTCGCTTTGTCCGCTTCGTCCAGATTCATATTCTTAATTTTTTTAATCTGTTCGTTGTCTAGCGTGAATGCGAGTTTCTTAAGATCGTCCTTAGATGCGTTCGTTACAGATTCTAAATACTTACTGTAATCCATTATATTCACTCCTTTCTAGTTTTTTTCATAATACCCCGTGTAAATATCGCGTTTTAAGGAGGTAACTGTTATGACTTTTGATTTCTGTACAACAGATGAAGAAATTATCGATTCTTTCCGCAACAACATACCAGTGTGCGAATGCGGCTCTCAGATGATCGAAGATGACCCGCGAGATACCTACATCTGTCCTAGCTGCGGGTATGAAGTACGCCGAGACGATTATGACCGTACTCACCCCTATATCGACATAATCAAAGACGATTGTGCTACTTGGTTTGATTTCCACGATGAAGAATATGGTGAGATTTACAGCGCATATGATTCCGAAGTTCCGCCGGGGCGTTGTACTTATTGCGGTGACTGTAATAACCCAGATTACCCTATCTGTTTGTCGACCTGTGAGGTGATAGCTAGCCTCTAGCTTTATTCAGCAGCCAAAAGAAGCATCTATACCGATCGTAATATATATCCTTACAGCATGGTATGTCGTAGTTAACCCTCAATAAATCATACGACATGTTTTCTGTAACACCTATTACAATGTATTTCGACAAAGTGTGGTCAGCTTCTTTGGCTGTTTTTTCTATCATGTTCATTCGATCTGCGTAAAAACTCCTAGCAATAGCTATCCTCTCAGTAGGACTTGATGCGTTGTATTTATTGCTACTAAATACGAAGTCGGATGTTCCACTACATAACCCACCTAACGAGTTATACGCTTGTCTCCATATTGGATACTGCAAGCAAAAATGTTTAAGCTCGTAGTATCTGTGTTTCTCAATCCAATATGGATTTTTCTTTGATAATTCTGGTCTTATTGTCGTTCCCATTTTGAATTTCATCTCCTTTCACTGAAGATGATAACTTTTATACTGTATTTTGTTAAAGCAAAGTAGGTGGGAAACGTAGGCGATGCCATCTACTCATAGTAGTCTCACTTGGATAGTCTTCAAATCCGAGTGTTTCGGGCGTGATCCATCCATTTGCTACACCAATTATGATTTCTCTTTCGTAATGCAAGTACGGCAAAAACTCTTTCGTTAATTCTCTATGTATCTTGTGACATTGTGTACATCGCATACGTCTTATCTTGATTATACGCTTATTACCTTCTTTTCCTTTCACTATTCTATGTACATGATCGTAGTATTTTAATTCTCCCGAACATACCGGGCATGATATTTCGCCTTTGTATATCATTATTTCCACTCCTTTCCAGTATATCCATATAATGGTATTTGAAAGTGTTTTTATGATTCAATAGTGAAATACTGGTAAAGCTGGAAATAAGTGGAAATTTAAAAAGAGTACTCAACATATAGTTAAATACTCAATTAATATACAATATCATGTGGGGCGTATGGTTTCCTATTATTGAATGTTACACATGCATCGTTTGCGCTTGCGACAGAAATGCATTTTAGCAGCGTACCTACCGTCTGCATCTCTCCAGGTTCCAGGAATACTTGAGATCCTCCCATAGAAGCTGCATACTCGGAAGTTGACACTTCATCATCAAGTGATATGGTTCCGTTTTCTAATGCATCAAAGATTAACAACATTGTCATGATCTTTGTAACACTTGCCGGTGGCCGTGCAGTATCTGCATCTTTTTCAAATAAAACCGTTCCCGTAGACATTTCCATAAGAATACCAGACGGCGCACTTATTTCTACTTCTTCCGCGTGGACTACACTTGTCGGAAATGTAATCCTATACAGCAGAAAAACACTCAGCAGAATCACTGTAAAACCTTTCTTCATCTGCAATTCCCCCATGGACTATTCTTTTACCAGTATAGTAACGATGGAGGGGAAATATGTCTGGAGAGAATTGACTTTTCAATTTTGTAGGCGTATATTAGAAGTACTGTCCATTTTCTGTGATTTCAGAAAAATGGAATCTAATATTAGGAGGTCAAAATGAGCTCACGCACTTATTACGATATCTTAGGTGTATCCAGAGATGCGACTCTGGAAGAAATTACTTCAGCGAAAAATGCATTGGCTAAGGTCTACCATCCGGATGCCAATATGCATAAAGATATAGATACAACTGCTTTTATGCAGGAGATTCTGGAAGCCTACCGGGTTCTTTCCAATCCGGCGAAAAGAAAAGCTTATAATCTGGAAATTTTTGGAGTTACAGACCGTGTTTTTAAGACATTTAAACTTACGCCGGAAGATGAGAAAGAATCCGTTTCTTTCGTGACTTACTGGAATGCAGCAGTGCAGCTCCAGGATATCATTGATCAAAGTGTTCGTGTAATGGAACGTGCTTCCAGGACAAAGACACTTTCTCAAAAATTAATGAAAAAGCTTGGGAAAAATGATCCGGATGAGATGCACCGTGAACGCCAGCTCAGCCGCCTATCCATGCAGGCAATGCGTCAGATTACCACATTGAAAATGGCAGGAATTCCAAGCGAATACTGGAATATAGATGCCATGAACTGGGTACTGGTCCGTTGGGGACAAAGACAGGATACAGATTTCCGAAGTTTGTTCAAACGATATGATATCTACGTGGAGAAACACTATTCCGTTTCTGAGAAGAAAAAACTGCATGCATATAAACGTCAGTTCCATCACAATTTGAAAAAGCTTCTTTCCTATGCATTGGAGGCATAAGAGACAGGGAGAAATATTTCCGGTATATTTATTAGAAGAATGAGGTACATCATGAAAATAAGAGTAGCATTTGTATGTTGGGGGAATATTTGCAGATCAACTTTAAGCGAAAGCGTGTTTACCTATAAGGTAAAAGAAAAAGGGTTGAGTGATCAGTTTGTAATAGACAGTTTTGCGACAAGCACAGAAGAAATCGGGAATCCACCGCATAGAGGTACAGTAAACAAACTAAAAGAAGTTGGAATTCCTTTAGTACCACATCGTGCAAAACAGATTTCATTTTCCGATTATGATAATTTCGATTATATCATAGGTATGGATTCGATCAATATAAAATATCTTAACCGCATGCTTAAAGGTGATCCGGATGGTAAAGTTTCTAAACTTTTAGATTACACATTACGTAAAGGCGCTGATATCGCAGATCCCTGGTATACTGGGAATTTTGATGCAACTTACAGAGATGTAAATGAAGGATGCGACGCTTTATTGGCTTATATTTTAGAGCAAAAATAATCGAGGGGGCAGATTTTGCTCCCTCTTATCTATTCCACTTTTATTTAATATCTAATCCAAATCTGTAAATCTCACTGATTCTGGCCTGTGCCTGTTCAGATTCTTTTTTCTTGATAAGCTCGTTACGGTCACTTAAAATAGCAAGCATTTCATCCACAACTTCTACATCCGGCAAATCAGAATAATGGGATAAATATCCGATCATCCTTGTTGCTGTATAATCGGTATTCAGATTTCTGGTGACAAGATTACATAAATTCTCCGGGTAACCTCGTTCCATCATCAGATTGTAGAGCTGTATGCTGATTTCTGTTCTTGGTTTCATGGGTGTTCTCCTTTGTAAAATCAAAAGCCCCAGCAGGGAGCGTATTGTTGAAAGGTGTATTGGGTTTTCTTTATCTTATATACTTACAATTCTTTACGGCCTTTCTAGAAAGGAATATATTGCCGTGGCAGATGAATAATATTTTTATCATAGTTTTGTTTCTCCTTGTTTTGCCCTAGAATGCCTTGTTTTGCATGGGTTTCTAGGGATTTGTGAAATGTGTTCTTAGTCTGTCATCTTGGCAAAATACGGCAAGATGGAGCAAGTTATTACTACCTGTTAGTAGTAAGATTGGTAGTAAAACGAAAATTCTTACTACTAAGGATTTTCATCCTTAACATTTATTCTAATGCCAGTATGATCACTAATTCCATCGTTCTTAAAACCAACATCACTAAATATTTTATCAAAATTCATATTTGTTGAGTCTAGGTATTCTATTGAAGTGTCAATTTCAACATTATCTTTCATTACTTCTGATACAAATACATGATCCAATTTTTTCCTTATCCAGCGTTTCTTTTTCTTATCCTCAATTGCGAATGTATAATGAGGATTCGCATCAGTTTCATCCTTTCCTAATAATTCAACATAGCCACTTTTTATAATCATAGAAAGAAATTCGCTATTCTCTTTAATCACTAATTCTGTTTGGTTTGTAAATGCAGCATTAAAATCTCCCATCAAAATTACTCTTTTGTCCTTCAATTGTTTCAATCTCTGAAGCAATATAAGTCTTAAAGGCTCTGCATATGAAGTGCTTATATGCACATTAATCAAGAAAATTTCTTTTCCTTTAACCTCAATTTTTGTTTCGCTCCAATATCTAAAAGGCATTTTAGTCCAGGGAAAAAACATATTCCATACATTATTTATTTCATCATAATTATTCTTGGATATATCTTGGTTTTGTGCATTGACTATTGTTGTATAAAAAGTTCTTCCACGCCCAGAATAATCCGGGTATTCTTGAAAAGCATAATAATCTGCATCATATTTTTTTATGTAATCACCTGGCAATATCGTATTCTTTTTCCTGTAGTTAAATAAATTTTGAGAAATAATTAATATATTACTCATAATTACTCCTCGTTGTCCTCAAATTCCTGAGTAATCTTTCTTCCTCTAAATTGAACTTCTATTTTCGCTAAAATCTTACTTGGATCTAAATCCTTATGGTCAAACGATACCTGCCCTTTCTCTGGCTTAATAAAAAACTGCGTTTTTTCATTGTCATCTTTGTGACCTACATATACAACAATTATTGTATCTCCATCCTTATCTGTTTTTACATTTGTATGAATCCAATAACCTGATTCTGCCTTTTTCTTCTCCTTTATTTCAGATACATACCAATCATCAAGACGTATTAACTTAGCACCTTTAAACTCTGGAATATTTAACATTCTTAAGCATTTACTCTTAAGTTCACGAGGATTATCTATCTCAATATCTTCTCCACAACGTGGACAACGATAAATCGTATTAGAATAATCCGTTGAGATACACTCCAGCTCTATCTCTGGATGCTTTGTACAATGGTAATGAATTCCATCTTGATTACAACAATAATATGTTTTCCAGTTTGCCTCCACAGTGTGACTATTAGTACAATCACCATAAGTAAGCATATCTTCATCTGCAAGTGAACATTTTCTAAATGATATCTTATCATCAAGTCTGTATATTATTTTATCGTTCATAGTAATACCTTCTTTCTTGCATAAAATTCTTCAAAATGTATTATACCCTCAAAAACGAGTTTTTTCTACAAAAATAACGCCCCAGCCTAAGCCAGAGCGTCATCCCTTTTCCATATTAAACTACTTTGAACATTTTCTGCGACATCGGTTTCTCCTTTTTCTGCTCAACCTCCGCCTGTGCCTTTCTAAACTCTTCCATCCGTTTCAATTCTTCCTCTGCATCATCGAATCCGATATGCGTGTACACATTCATTGTAACCGATATATCCGAATGCCCCATGAGGTATTGTAATGTCTTTGGATTCATTCCCGATTTTTCCATATTCGAACAATAGGTATGTCGGCATACATGTGGATGTGTCAAGTATAGGACAAAAAAAATTTTATTTTTTTCTGCCGAAGACT